GGTACTAATGCCTTTGAAGAGGTGTCTACTTTAAACAAAGCCGTACTATTTCCTAGTGGAAAGGACATATTGTTTATAGCGTTTTTAAATGTTATTACATTCGTACTCGTTGAGTCTACAACGCCTAGAGAAAAGACCTCTGATGTTCCATTTACTTTAGTGATGTCCGCTGTTGCTGTGTAAGATACCGTGTTATTAGAGTCTTGATGGATTGGTGCGTAATAAAAACCTTCTTTCTCTTGCCATATAGAATTGGCCAGAGCACTTGTTTGATCCGTGTTGGTTATTTCCGCACTCCAATCTTTATTATTTCCCTCTAAACTTACCGCCTCATATACTTTGACCATAGATGGGTTATAGTTAGATACTACCTCTACAATAGATGGGGAAGCAACTCCATAAAAAGTATTTCTAGCGGCTGTTGGTTCATGCTCATAGATCTGTCCATCTTTAAAGGTATACAACCTGTCAGATAGTCCTGTTAATTGTTCGGCTATATACGAATATCTCGTACTCCAAAAATCGCTACGAACATCATACGCAACAGTGAATGCTGGGAGTGTTTCTGCTGTGTTAGTAATGGTTCCTGAAGAACTAGCACTTGATGCAGATATAGAAACCGCTCCAGTCTGTTGGTTAAACTCTCCAGGAGTAAATGCACTAAATGAAGACGTTAATAAAGGAAGTTCTATAGCGGTGTTTAGAGATGCGCTACTATTTTGTGCTGGCTCTAAATCTTCAGCGATCGCTACAATTGGGGTATTCGTTAATTGATTAACAATCAGCAAAGCCTCTCCGGACTTGTCTGCTTTGTCCTGACTTACTGAGAAATCTCTAGGATCTGAACTCCAATCAAACGTGAGTTCATTATTATAGACAGGGGTTACTTCTATTGTAGTACCCCCTGCGTTTGTCCTTCCTAATCCTGTTACGGTGGTAGCCGACAACTCAGATGTTAAATTGTCTACAATGGTTATTGTTGAGGTACTTAATGCAGGGGAACTAATGATGTACTCATTATTCTCTCTGTCCATTCCTCCGATATACTTACGATTCATTGCACTAGCAGAGGAGGAAAACATTTTAGACTTAAAGAATGAGTCCATAAGTTGTTCACTTACAACCTGGATTCCTGTATCAAAATTTATTTTACAAACCTTTCCTGCCTTTGCGTCAACGAAGAATACACTACCCCTATATGTCGCTACAGACTCTGCGTTGTCGTTGCACCCATATTCTGCGGCATAATATTTAACTGGACCTACGACTTTATTAGTCGCTGTTAACGTATCTCCTGCTGGAGCGGTTAATAGATTCCTATCCACTGGAACAATACCGGCTCTTCTCTCATGAATAACATACATGATTTGATTATAAGAAACCAACGCCTTTATTGAACCATAATCATAGGATAGGTTCACATAATTTATCTGAGTAATATTAAAAGAAGATAGACCCAGCGTGAGACTGTCTATATCAAACGTATCAGACCAGGTTAAGGAGCCAAATCTTTTGATCCTTCTTTCATTAGGAAGGTAAGCGAATCGACGACCTAACGATGTAAAGTTAGAAGGGAAGAAGTCACTAACCCTCGGATCCTCTATGAACTCTACAATAGAATTTTGAGAAAATGCAGTGGCAATATTCTTCCAGGTATCTCCCGCTGTTGGTGCCGAACCTGTGAACAGTGTTCTTAATCTAAAGTAAGAATCTCCCTGGCTAAAACTAAGAACAGCGTCGGGATTTGTAACCGTCATACTAATAGCCGTATCTGTTGCCCAGTTAAAATTTGAGACCCCATAACATTCGTACAAAAACCCTGTTTCAGAGGTGTCTTCTGATACGTTACCTACTGTTATTTCGTTACCACCATTCGCTATCACGTCTCCCTTATATAGTTGCTCTGAGGAAAAGAACTGAAACGACTTACCATCTCCTACGGATGGTGGAGAAATAAGTTTTATACTTGTGGTGGTTGAAGACCTTTGAGTACTATACGATTGACTAGAGTCGACCGTACCGTTAACCCCTATCTCATAATAAAATAAATCCTCAAATGCTTTTGATGGGCGATAAACTTCTATCAAGCATTCCTTATCCCAGTTGCTACTGTTCTTAGATATACTGTTATAATTAAAACCCAATGTGCCGTTGTCTTCTATAACCAGAAAATCTCCTGTAGTATTTTCTATAGCCGCCTTACTACTCTGATCTAAAAGAGGATTAGTTAAAGGGTCCGCTAAAAGACTAACCACTTTAGACACCCTCCACTCTTTTGTAGATTTTTCGACCGGACTACTACCGTATTGAACAATCCTTAAAATGTCCCCTGAGGCGTATCCGTAATTAATCTGTGCTCCCATTTGATTGTCATAGGAGTTTGCTTTGCTCTGAAGGGTGTTTAGCGACAGGTAGATGGACTTTGTGGCACCGAATGAACCTTCGTTGCTATTGTCGTTTGTTGCAACGTATGCGCCCCCTATTGTGTACTGCACTTTGTTAATGATACTTCCTTGACCAGCGTACACAATTGAATATGTAGATGCCCAGTAAGGTGCAGGATTGATTAGTCTTGCCACAACGTTAGCAAAGCCATCGTTATCATCTTCGCTGGCCCTATTGTTTGTGTGATCAACAAATACTTCATTACTTATAGGCTCAACACTTCCCGCTCTCCCTCTGTCATCAAAATGAAGAATACCAAATTGATGGGTTGAACCAGATTTAAAACATCTATCGCCAAACATTTGATCATTGGCAACCACAAAACAACCACCGGTAGATACATAAGAACCATTTCTTACAACATTACCTCCTCTTAGGTTAGCAAATTGTTGTGTCATTTTAATAAATTGCCCTCCAATTGTTGGAGTAAATTGTGGAGGGTTACCAAAAATTAATGCATTAGTTTGACCCGCATTGTTCATTGACCCTTCAATTATATCGAATGTTGAGGCAATACCCTTTGGCTCTATTAGTTCAGTTTCTTGATCCCCAAAAGTAAGTTTGTTTATACTGAATGTTACTTTCTCTAGTTTTATTCTAAACCTTAGTATACCTGTAGTATCTGATTCGGTTTGATTTTGTTGCATAGGGAAAGCAACTCCTTGACCTTTAAAGGATGCGTTCTCTTGATTAGAACTTGTTTGACCTCCAGTTCGCAAAACACTAAAGCCGGCCTCGCCAGACTGAGGGTCAAAACTTATAGGACGATTCTTTGCTATAGCGTTCCTTATCTTTTGTACAATAGTAACTCTATCGTCTCCGGCTGCAAGTTCAATTGTTTCTCTGAACTGAACCCCTGAACTTATAACGCGAATCCCTTTCTTTATCTTTCTAACGCCAATATCTTTTTCTTTTGTATCTGAGGTTCCCTTTTGCACGACAAATCTTAGATTAGGAGGGCTATTTAAAACACCATTAGGGGCATTTATTTCTGTACCCCCAAGAAATCTGTCGGTTCTTAAACCTGCAAGGGCTTTTATTTCCTCTGGAAATGTTGTAGCAAGAGAATTATTTACATCGTTTCTTAACGATATAAAATTAGCACCCTCTACTGCTAAAAAATTATAGTCATTATTATTTCCTAAAGTATTTTTTATTATTACAGCACCGTCATTCCATGTAAAGGATAAAAACAATGTACTTGCTTCTGCTATGGGAAGGGTTAGAGCCGTCGTGTCTATTGTAAATTCGTTGTCTGTACCAGCATAAGCCTGTATCGTTATGTCATCAGTGGATGGCCTAGCGTTATAGTTAGGTAGCAGACTAATGTTTGTAGACGTAGGGTTATACCCTTCCGTATATCCTCCATAGTACAGCCTTCCGTTGGCTATAGCCTGAGAGTCAGCAACTTGGGGAACATTGTCAAACACTTTGTCCTGGACAGTAGCACTAAGACCAATATAGTTAGTGTCATTTCTAAACCGAATAATGCTTTTTGTGGTACCGTTAATATTATCTATAGTATCTATTAAAAAGAAAGCCGCATCTCTGTCTCCAACTCTACCATAAATCTTAAGACGGCTTACATCAGCAACGCTATTAAGAACCCCAATATTTATTTGATTGAAAAAGTTTTGTTGTCCCTGATTATTGAATCCATCCTTAAGTTGATTTGGCGCAACAGACAATTCAGAGTAAGGACTTAACGCACTCTGTTCCCCATCAAAATATTCATACTGATAAGCGAACTGAAAGTTCTTAGTGAAAATATCATTCTGTGGAAACGATGGATTGTTTTTAAACTCAAGAGTAGGCGGTGACAAAGGTGGTGCTTTGGCCGCTGTTATATATTGAAGTCTTTCTTGGACGGTTCCTGTGGTAAATTTTGTAGGATAACCACCAACCCCACTAACACTTTCCTCACAAAGAGTAGCGTTGATTTTTTTAGGGGCACTGCGTCCGTCGTTAAAGTAAATAAGTATATCGTTATTCGCTAACCTTATTAGATCCGCATCTATAAACCCATCCTCGGAGAATTGAAGAATTGAGTTTCGAAATACTATGAATGTTTGTTTTGAGTTTTGATCGTATCTAAATATAGTATGATCTAGATTTGAATTATAAACGAAGTAATATATTTGACTAGTGTTATCGTCAGCAACAACACCAATAGTTACACTGGTACCTGTGAGAGACGATCCATTTTGAATAGTACCTGATCTCAGAGTATTTCCCCAGGCGTTTTTAAGTACTAAAGAATCTTTCTCCACATCAACAGCAACCCTTACGTTTTGAGCGTCCGTCATCTCTGTCCTTTTGATTAGGCGCTCGTCGTCGTCTGTGTTGAGATACCTAGGTAGTAACTTATTTATTCTTGGCATGGTTAAGATTTAGGACTAAGAACAAAGTTTTGCCTGCTCACACTAAGTGCATCAAACTTATTGAATGACTTCATGCGTGAATTCGCTAATCTTCTTTCGTTGAAATATTCTGCACGTGCGCGTTGTTTCTCTCCTAATGGTACGCTAGATTTTCTCTCTATAATCTTTAAATATATATAGGCTCTCAATGCCTGCTCTGCCATTACTGGCACACAAGGGTTTTGTGATTTAGCCTCATCTGATATATACTCTAAGACCACCTTGGTTGTTGATGAAATAGCAGATATCTCTATACGATTTTCATTAAGATTTATTCTGTACTCCCCGGCACCTTGTCCTCCCCCCATTCCATATAATCTACCCTGAGTAGACTCATACATGAAGTTCTGGAAAACATAAGAGTCAAATCCTAAAAGATAATTCGGCATTGTTTCTGCCGGCTGGTTATTTAATAGGTTCATGTTTGGGTTATTGGCAAACACATAGACTAAGCCATCTGCTCCTAACTGTCCCAGTTTTACCATGTCAACATAATCACAGGGAAGTTCTACCGTTCCCAGGTTTTCGTTTACATCTAATATTTCTGTCTTGATATTATGACTTATGTCAAACCCGAACTCTCGAATACCACGTAACGCATACTGGCGTACCATGTAATCGGCAGGTGTTGCTCCATAGTCATCATCATCAATGCTCATTATGTAATCATTGACAACGTAATCCAGGGCTATGTAATTCTGACTCATTAAGAATTATTTTCTTTAGTTACTTCATTGCTTGCATACGAGTAAACATCTTTATCTCTAAGATTAACTCCTACTAATACTAGAACCTCTTCAACCAACTCAGCAAAATATTGCTCTGGTAATTCAAAGTCTACACTTGTTGAAGCGTCATATAACTCTACCCCTGCTACAACCGTTGTATAACCAAACTTTGGTGACGAAGGTGTTTGTGCTTGAGTCGTTGGAACTAGTCCTTCAGGTAACTTATAGTACCGTAAAATTATCTTATTAATGCTGGTGTTTACATTAGGAAAAACCTCTATGCTTGTAGCGATTAATGCTACAGGGGCAGAGTTTGAAGGAGCGGAAAGATCGCTGTTGAGTATTCTATCAATGTGGTCTTCATTGTAAACCAATTGAACTTGTTCCTGCTCTTCTACCCCTAGTATTTTTTTACCTATTGTGTTTATGGAAATAACCCTAGCAAGATCTAAAGGTTTAGTCACAGCGCCTGCGGTCAGGTTTAGTGTGACTTTTTTAGAAAAAACAGATAGGTCCTCTAGGACTGTCTTTGATCTAGAAAATATTCTAGGCCCATCTATATTAGATCTGCGTAATCTATTACCCATACTAATCTCTCCAAACAAACGATTGAACACGTTCATCTGTGCGACACCAGCGAACTGGTTAAATATTGCAGGGGTGACGAAACCTCGCTGATCTTTGTTTGCTATATTCTTTACTGCGTCGAAAACTCTTTGTACACTTGCCATAATCTGTTAGGCGTTTTAGCAAATATACGAAAATAACAAAGGGGGTTCTTGCGAGACCCCCTCTGGTAGGAACGTGGAAAACCAAATCCTTATACGTCCACTAAATTTACATGTAGTCCTACAAACTTAGGCCATTTTTTCTAGTCTGGCAAGTACTTCTTCATACAAAGTCGCACCCTTTTCTGTCAGACAAAACATTACTAAAACGTCAATTGGATCTTGACCAGGAGGAACTGAAAGAATTAAGTTACCGCTGTCGAACCAATACGCTCCGTCGTTTTTCATTTTGATTATTTGAAAATCTTTTGATTGAATAATCGCAGATCGAACCTTAACCCTAGGATCATCAAACATTCTGATAAAAGCGTCAGGACTACTCTTCGCCTCTCTAAGAAGTTCTCTCCTTATCTCTAGAGTCTTTTGCTCTATGTTAATATTTAAGGCAACAGCAACCGCTAGAATCTCATCAAGTTCTTTTGTACGAACTAACGCTACAGCGTCATGAACTAAGAACTCTTTATTGACCTCTGCCTCCGTATTCCTGGTGTTATCAACAATGCGAAACAAGCCTCCTCCGTTACCTATGTTAGAAGAGTGTGCATATAGGAACTCTCTGAGGTTAGCCTTTTCTTCTGGGACGCTTAATAAACCATCCCTAAATACTACATGAGAGCGAACAGATGATGTGCTTTGCTCATCCTTAAAAATACTAGTTTCTCCTGGACAATAACGAATCTGTCTTACTTTTTTTGTGACCTTATCGTATACAGGGATTTCGGATTTTATTTTACAGATAATGCCTCCACCTTTAACGATCTCAAAGACCACTGTTTCATCTCTTGTTCTTTCTTTTTTAATTGGGGAGTATCGACCTTTTGAGGTCTGAGGCGCTGGGGCCTTTATTGTTCTTGGCGCAGCAGGTGCGCTTTTTGTTTTTTCTTGTGACATAATTGAATATAATTAATAAGTTTATTTGGGAGTGAGGAGGGGGCAGAACCCCCTCCGTTCCCTAAGAATCAATAAGTGATTACTTAATTAAGATATGCTGGTTAGCAGCACGAGTAACTAGAGTACACTCAGAACGATAGTTAAATTGAAGGTCGTCAGTATTTGTATTATTGACACCTAAAATAGAACCAGTCATCCAGTGCTCCATCTCACGGCTATATCCGTTTGTATCCTTGTAGTTAAGTTCCAAAGCAGCAGCACGATCGCCAGTCTTTGGATCTACAACCGTAGTCAAAGGAATCATAGCACCTCTGTACTTAGCATCCGCAGCACCTAACAAAGTAGGATCGTTAAGAAGTTTCCAAGAATGCTTGTGGAAAGTATACCCTCCACGAATAAACGATTGGAATCCTAACTCAGCACCACGACCACCAAAAGCACTAATGCCATTAGTTCCGTCTCCGAATCCAGCAGCACCATTCATAGTTGCTACCATGTCATCAATTGCTAGACCTTGTGTAGTATTAACATACATAGCGTACTCAGGAGCAGCGCCTTGCTTGTCAAGTTCTGCGATAAGAACATCTAACTCGTCGAATCCGTCGATCTGTCCGTCATGAACAATACCTCTGTTTTCGATAGCAGAGAAGTAACCCTCACCACCTGTGATAGTAGAAACATTTGCATTTAAGTTAGCAGCGTTTCCAATCTTCTCACCGAGAAGCATCATCATTTCACGCTTGTCTAAGAAACGAGCACGAGTGTCCATCTCTCCTTTAACATACCATCTGTAGTCTCCGTTACCTACGTTGATCCAACCAATGTTAGTTGCTTGAGAACCTGTAACCTTGAATACTTCCTTTATAATGTTATAAGGGTTAGTACGCTTGATTACGTTACTCTCTAAGTAACCTTTGTTTTGATCAGTTCCTTGTCCGAACAAGTTACCAATAACAGGAATCTCAACAGTTGCAGTACTTCCTGAACCAGTAAGTCCTGTAGTTGCTAATGATTCAAATGTATAAGTCGCAGTCGCTGTTAAGCCAATCTCTCCTGTTGGGGAAATAGCAGCAACGATAAAACGATCCTGGCCCTCTATAAGTACTACGTCATTTAAACGAAGAACTGAAGCGTCAGTTGTTGCTTTAGTAGCGATAACACTTGTTGCAGCGACGGCAGCAGTGGCTGTTGGAGTAACTTTTGCAGTTGAATGCAATCTAGTCTCTTCCCAGTACTGAACTTCGTCAGCCGTTCCAGATGCTCTGATAGCACCGGTTAAGGATAAAAATCCTGTTAAGCCACCAGAGATTTGCTGGTAACCATAAGTTTTGACTAACTGATCCCTGTTATCAGGAGCGTTAATCTCGTTAATGAAATCTCCTAAAGAAGAGTATTTCGCTGGATCCAATTGTCTAAAGACAGCAGGCTTGTTGTCATTAAAAACTGGAGGAAATGTATTTGCCATTATAGTTTATTTTGAAATTTATATATTCTTTAAAAATGGTTGTCGCCTTCCTAGTGCATCAAGCACCTGGTTAGCAACTGAGTTGTTCCGAGGTTGTACCGGTGCCGCTGGTCCGCTCGCGTCAATGTTGGCAGCCTTTTCGACTATCCCCCTTTGACCATCGCTCATCCCTTGTCGATACACATTCTCTATAATACTAGGCAGGTTGTCTGTAACAGTCCTGTGCATATTCCAGAGGTCGTGATCCCAAGAGCCACCGTCATCTACGTACTTCTCAAAGTACTCATTCATGTTAGTGTTAGACTTGTTTAAATCATTTCGATATGTCTCAGATACACCATAGTGAAACTCTTTTCCACTAGGCAGGTCAAAAGATATTTTATCTAATCCTGCAAGCGAGCGTCCGCTATCTTGTATCCATGGCGTATCAAATGGATTACCACCATCTTCACTTCCATCATTATTCGCTTCAACAGCCGGGCTAACATACTCACTACGGAGTGTGTCAATAGACTGTCTGGCTTTTTGTGCGTCAATCTTCAGTTGCAATTTTGAAACCTTTGTCTCCTCTTCACTATATAATGCATCATCTACTTTGTACTTGGAGTTGATTAATGTATCAACTTCATCGTTACCTAAAGAAGGATATTCACTTGCAAGGTGGACTCGCATTACAGTACGGTCATCCATTTCGGACGGCTCTAAGGACTGATAGCGAAACCAATCTTCTGGGTTTCTTCCTGTCTTCTCTACAAAATCAGCAATTACTTGGATTCGAGGATCTAGATTTGACGCTTCCTCTGCTACTTGGCTAGACTCTTGTACAGCGGGCGATCCCATTTCGGGAGAACCAAGGCTGTCTAAAAAATCTAACTTCGAAACAGATTGTTCGTTTGTCATAGAACTTCCGCTTTCTACCTGAGGTTGTGGTTGTTGTGCCACTTGCTCTTGTACAGGCGCGGGTTCCTGCGTTGCTTGCTCAACCGGTGCCGCTGTTTGTGGAGCGGGTTCGGCTGGTGTATTATTTGGAGAAACTTCTGCTGCTTGTGGAGCAGGAGCCTCCAGTGCTCTGCCCATCCCTTCAGGTGGACCACTCATTATTTCGAAACCAGCATCTTTAACTGCTTGTTCCATGTTGCCTTCTGTACTCATCTCAATTAAATTTTATAGTTGTTCTTGCAAATCTAAAATATTATTCTTAGGTTTGGAGGAGTGAAACCAAATCTTTAATAAAATGAAACATCTATTTTTATCGTTAGCCGTTGCTCTCTCGTTGGGAGCACAAGCACAAGATCAACCACAAGTAAGAGAGTCCATGTGGCCCTTAATCGAATGTGGTATACAACACACACTATATCCTTTAGGTAATAATGGCAGCCGACACTTTGACATTACGTCTAAGTATAAATCAAAAGAACTGTTGGGCATCTTAATGAATCAAGCGGAGTCGTATGTAAAAAATGCCGATTTATTTGTTGGTGTTAGTAATTGCTACACCTTCTACTTTGAGGATGATCACTATGTTAACTACTGGGAAAATACAGAAGGCACAGACACTCCTGAGTTTTTTGCTTCAGGAGGAACAGGTGTTAGGTTAAACAGACCTACACGTAAAGTTGTCAGCGGAGTGTTACAATAAATTCCTAAACACAGACAATAAAAGAGGGGGCCATAAGCCCCCTTTTTTTGTTCTTATATCAATCTATAAGTTATCTTATTTCAAAAACATATCTACCTTCACCCTCCATCGTATTGCTGAGTGGTCTAAAAGATTTTCCTCTTTCTTTCATCTGCATTAAAACTTCTTCTGTTACCTCTTCTCCAGTTTCTTGGTCAAAGTACTTGTCCATAATAAAGTTACCACCTTCGTCTGATCTTAGGTAATCCATCCCTCCTTGTTTAGCACTTTGTGCCATATCTCTTAGTTGAGGATTAACAGAACCAATACCCTCTGTTCCGATAACGAACTCTGCAATCATCTGCTCATCTTGGGGTTTAAGTTTTGATCCCCTAAGCATATCTCTTAGTATAGGCATAGACGCATTATAAATTTCATCCGGAAAATCTTCAGTAGACCTTGGCATACTTTTTTGAATGTATCGTTTTTCGTCAGGCATATTTCCGCCCTCCTCATAGCGACCAGCCTTTCCATCTGTTACAGCCTTGGTATTGGTGTCGCTTAGGATGGCTCGTGCCATATCTCTTTGCTTTGGATCATCTAGTAGAGCCTTCAACATACCACCTTTTTCGTAGTCCATCTTTCCGCCCATACCATATGCTTGTTCTCCTGCACCTCTTCCAGCACGTCCGCTTCTCACAGCCTCGCTGTTACTCATTGCTAAGTTGGCTCCTCCTTTGCGATACTTCATTGCCCCGCCTGAGCCATACATCTCACTCAACTTACCACCTGATTGTGCTCTAACAAAATCATTAGGTCGTTGTCCCATTTGTTTGTTTTCTCCACGACTCTCGTTTCTTCTGTCTGTAAGACTTTGAAGAAATTTTTTCTTAATCCCTCGGAGGTAATCTCTTTCTCCCATAGACTCGTCGTCTCTGCTATTATAACCTTGACCCATTACATTTTTGTTTTTAGATGTTTCAAATTTACGGCACTACTTGATAAGTTCGCTATGTGAGATTTTATATAGGCCATTAATCTTTTTTCGTCCACTTGAGTATGATGCCTGAAAACTACCACTTTACTAAGTTAGACCAGTAGGCAGCGCTCATTTTTCCTCTCTTAATATTCTTTGCATGCCTGGCTTTAAAGGATGCTTTCTTTTTGGCACGTGAAGGACTAGGGTTTTTCTCTGTTACCGTGTCTGCTCCTTGCTCTCCAAATCTAATTATCTTTATTTTGTCCCCTTCTTTTGCGACCACAACGTGTGATTTTTTGGGATGGGATGGTGTTCTCTTTGGTTTGTTAAAGCCAGAGACTCCAACCTTTGTTAATCGATAATCTTTTTTCGTTGCCATTTACTTTACTCGTATGATATAGCGTATATGTCAATATTGTCAACCATATTAAAGTACCCCGCCTCTTCTAACAAAGCAGACATTTTAATATCATTACAATGAGCGTGCTCAACCTTAATGACTTTAGGTCGAAGAGGACCATGAAAGTCTATCGTTTCTAGTATTTTTAAATCATGACCTTCTGCATCTATTTTCAAGAAATCAATCTGAGGGAAATCAGAGCAATGCGTATCTAGTAAAGTTTGATATGTCATACACTCAACCTCTTCGTCATGAACCATATGGGCGTTCTTTTCTACAAGACCTTCAGTTTCTAAAGTAGCCATTCCCCTAAAGTCAGAATCTTGTTCACACACGTCTTCATTGTATACTTTCATAACACCTGAGCCGTCGTGATTAGATATAGCGGCATTGACATAGGCTACGTTTTCTAGGACTGGTAACTCTTCTAAGTATTGTGATAAAGGCTCAACAATTACGCCTGTCCATCCGTGTTCTGCTAAAGGTATTAAGGTGTTAAAACTATTTGATCCTATCTCTATGAAGTATTTCATTTTATTGGGTTTAAAGTATCTGCCAAAGATACGACATTTAATTATTGGTTTTTTTTTGTTGGTGGTCTAGTTCTTTTTTTAAATGGGCTATGGCTTTTTGAATATCTTGGGTGATTGGGTTATCTGGTTTTTTACCAGCCCTTAATAAGTATGTAATAGCAGTCCCTAAATTATAGTTATCTGATTGAAAGTCCAGGACAACATCAAACGCTTCTATGCGTTTGTGCTTACCAATATAGTATTTGGGAGTGGTACTCATGGCTTAGAACAGAATGAAACAATTATATATCTTTCTCCTTTTGAGATTGGCCGACCCCCGTGTCTGTGTGTTATCTGGGCTGGGTGTATGGATATCTCCCCGACATTTCCTTTATGAACTTTTTGTTGTCTCCAGAACCAAGTACCCCCACCCTCAAAGTCTCTATTTAAAGTCAAGACACAAGATATAGAACCGCTGTCGTGATGTAAGGATAGATGACCTTGAACGTCTTCTTGATACTTTATCATAAAGTTTTCGCTCGATAGATCTGGCCACGGCTTACCATGCAACTGCCATTTATGAATAGCACAGGGGTAAACAAATTCTTTTAAAATCTTAGAGTAGATTTTATCTAATCCAATCGACTCTAATAGTATGTCTGTTGTTGGATAAAAGTCATGACGCTCTTTTGTCCACTTGTCTAACTTGTTCGCTTCGTCAATTACTAGAGTACAAAACTCCTCAGTAAACAATGGATAAGAAAAAACATCTGGCATCGTTTCATCAACAACTAAATCCCACTCTTTTGTTTTGGCTGATTCATGAACAAACCTCTTTACAAATTCATTATAAGAATAATCTGACAAAGAATGAATTGATTTTGGTTCTGTTGTAGAAGTTGCACGAGTGCTTGACTGTCCTATAAAATCATTTTTTACAGCCATAGCAATACTATCCTGAGTTATGAAATCCAGATCACCTCTTGGGTGATCACAAAAGGTAGCGGGAAGAAACTCATCAACAGGGAAAAGATAATTATGAAAGTTCTGTTCAAGTATTCTTTGCACTCCTTCATCGGTAAGCATATACGCATGAGCGTTATAAGCATACCTGGGCTTACATAAATATTTATTTACTCCCTTTGGAGGCTGAACAAAATTGCAAGAGAAATACATTAGAGTCCAATGCTGATCAGTTTTTAATTCGCTGGCTTCGAATTTTCTTTTTACAGAAAAGTCTTCCTCTAGTATTAAAATCTTTTTGTATTTTTTTTTGGATGCATCTTTCCAAACCGCGTGATGTGATGCGGCACAACCTATTTCCCCATCAGTTATTTCTCTGTTATGAAAACGACTAGACGAATTAGGCATTACCCAATTCTTAAATACGCCATAATCAGAGGGCATATTTTCCCCAGTCTTACCGTTGCAAGCGTCCCATATCGTTAATGAAGACTTAAAACCAAACTCTTTGAATCTTTTTTTAATGTCTGCTTTTTTTTCATCTGTAGGGTCTAGACATATTACATATGTCATATCCGCATCTTTGTCTTCGGTAACAGTTAATGTTGTCGCTGTTGGTTGTGTTTTTGAAAGTAGAGGTCCTGCGCTCATTTTGTTGTCTATTAAATTTAACCATTCGTTAGTGACGTTAGACCAATCCCTGGTCTGAATGTATTTGTCAATCCTTTCCCAGTCCGTAGACTTGTTGAAACCGTTGACGGTTTCTTTTAATCCAGCAATCTCATTAGTGTCCACGATAACACCATGAGCCATCATCTCTAGAGCCGTAATACAATATGTTTCTTTGTAGTCTGTTGGGTAATACCAGGTCTCCGTAGTTCCCATTCTTTTATACAGATCTTCCGTAGGGAGGGAGCCAAGAAAAGTTACACTTTCAGTCTCAAGACTTTTAACTTTTTCTGCAAAGTATTTGTCATAGTATTCTAAACCGTATGCTGGAGTGGCAATTGCAAGTGTAGCATATGGTCGTTTTATCTTTATTGTTGGCCACTCGTTTAATAAGTTATCCAATCCTCTTTCTGGGTGAGAAGAATATAAATAACTTCCAGGAAGTTTATAGGTTCCTTTTTGAATGTCTGATAAAGAAATACCATTACCTATTATTTTTATCTTGTTTTCGAGCGTAGGATTGTAAGATAAAAAATGTTGCTTGTGCCAATTCGTTAAACAAATAATGTTATCACATATGTCATATGCCTCTTGAATATGGACCTCTGGCATTTTTTCACCCTCGAACCAATAGAAAGGTTCTTCATTGTGTAACCAAAATAAAACCTTTTGTATCTGATAACAGTTGTAATGCTTATAAAAATGTAAATAAGAAACGCCCACGAGAACATCTATCTCTTTAGGAAGTTGATAAAAACTCTCAAGAGGCAAATACTGTATAGCCACTTCGTCCGTGTGTTCTCTAAGTATGGTTGTATGCTCTACCTGTCCTACTATAAATACTCTATAACCCAAAATGGATAACCATGATGCTAACTTATTTACACACTGTTCAGTTCCTCCAAGACCTGGAGTATAACAATTCCAAGGCGAGGCTGAGTAGCCTACATGAAATACTATATTCATTTTAAGATGTATTTACTTCCACCATCCCAATGTACCCAAGGAATTTTTTCTCTTACTCCTTCAAAATCTTTAAAATATTTTTCATTGTCTATTTCGTTAAACTTAGATTGATAGGATATTAACCAATTGCTTGGATTTAGTTTGCTTATAATTTCATTTCTCCACTCTAAAGGACATTCTGATATAGCCCAAGTAGAAACAAACAAAGTGTTTTCCTTGTAATGAACAGGTGCAGAAGTAAATCTTACATCATAACCAGCAAGGTTGTGTTTTTGAATTTTAGTAACAACAGGTAAGTCTATTATAACGTAATCTCCAGTGTACCCCATATTCATAACAAACTTACAGAAGTCACCACACCCTCCACCTAATTCAACTATTCTGTCAAAGTCAGTAATATTATTCTTTGTATGTGTTTGATACTTAAAAAAGTGATGATTGCTTTTTAAGTTATAGGGATTTGTGGTAAAATGCTTAAAAGGAATAGACTGTTTTTTATGAAAATGATGTTTGGAAGTATAGCCATAGGTTGTGTGTAACATACAAAATTCCCAAATATATTTTTCTGATTCTTCAAGAGAGTCATAAACATCTTTAGCATAGTCTAGATATCCTTGGTATAGCCAACACTCGTATAGGGGAATAATAGAAACAGAGTGCCAGTCTCTAAACATATAAAGGTCTCCTGTTTTTATAGAGTGCTCTAACTCAAGGGACATCTTGTCCCATTCTTCTTGAATTTGCATTGCATTATATTGAATTACTTCAAATATACAATGTTTAAATTAATTGTTTATCGTAAGAGTTATTGATGATGGGTTTATTTGCTCGTCTATTTCTGACTGAACCGCTGTTTCTGTCGCTGTTACTTTATCCGACCCCATAGCCGCCTTAGTCCAAGACACCACATCAGAGTTAGTCAAGTCAGCAAAAGGTGTAAACCCACTAAGATCACTAGTACTTATTACTTGTGTGTTAATACTTGTTGCTGTGTAAGCATTACCATCAGGGTCTAAAGTGTCTGAAGTTCCTCTTACTATCCAATGCACGTTGTATACCACATCTGTGTATTCTCCGTCAGTAGGGTAACAGTCTACTGTTTTGCAATTCCATGTTATTATTGTTGCCATTATAATTGATTTACTTCTAATGTACCTCCGTCTACTGTAACTGCATATCGAGTTCCACTACTGTCTCTTAATATTAAAGCGCCACCGTTAGTCTCTATTTCACAGTCACCACTATCGTCTATCGAAAATTGAGTTGTTTCTGTTCCGCTGTCCGAAACCTTACCCATCCTAAACTCGTTTTGTTTGCTTTGGATAAACTTGAGTCTTTGATTTGCAGTTGAACCAGTTGCGTTCATCAACATAGTTCCTTGAACAGCACCTTCTAATACTAATCTTCCTATATTTCCAGAACCTGTAATATGAAGCATAACACCTCCAAAAGCAGTACCATTTACTGTACCAGGAGACGTATTGTTAATTCCCACCGGGCCTGCGCTAGTAATTCTGATTCTTTCTGTATTACTTGTAGAAAATACAGTAGAACCCCCTTGAGTAGAAGCCATAAAGTTATTTCCATTTCCGTTTCGAAAAGCCAGAAGATTGTTTCCATCCCCTACAGTACCCTCTGCATAAATTTTTCCTATGGCATTTCCTTGTACAGATACCATCTGTAACTCCATTGCAGTTGTAGTACTATCTAAACTTTCAAATGATAAAATGTGATTACTATTACTTCCAAATTGTATAGTTTGAGCAGGTAAAATTAAATCTCCTGCAAACGTTGCGTTTTTGTCTTGTAATAATACAGTGTTATTGCTACCACCACTAGTTTGAAGATACATTGTTGAATTACCACTTACTAAATAACTGTGGTCGTTATGGATAGCCTCTAATCTTATTGACCTATTTCCTGCAATAGCGTTTAAATGTGTTCTTACACCTGTGCCTGTTGTATCTAAATTTTGAAAACTAAAACTACTTGTAGCATTTTGATTTTTTGAAGCAGTTATTTGTCCTGTAAAAGTTGAGTCACCAGCATTACTAATACTTAGTCTTGATGTAGCGCCAGTTCTAAAATTCATTACACCGTCCGATTGCATAACAAGATTATCTCCTGCATCAACATATTGTATATAGGCTTTCTCTACTCCATCTTGATCAAGAGAAAGATAAGGGCTTCCTGTTGATGCCGCAGCATTTATTAATAACCTATCAACGACTCTTACATCTCCTGAGAACTCTGCGTTTTTATTATTATTTAATGTTAAAGCAACTCCTTGTCCTGAAGTAAATACTAGGTTTGAACTATTCCCTGTATCGATGTTGGTAATTGTACTCCAATTATTATTTGAGCCATTTACATTATTTTTTATTGCTAAACCAGTTCCATCTATATTTAAAGAATGTGAAGATGTAAATGTACCTGTTCCTCCTAAACCTAATATGTCATTAGTATTATCCCAATAAAGATTTGAATTGCTACTTAGGGCTTGAGTCCCTGACCAGAAGGCAACCCTTGTTGCGGATCCTGAACCTGTAACAGAGGCAGATGACTCTGCTCCTTTCTGTCCTTTAGCACCATCGTCTCCATTGGTGCCTGCTGCACCTTTCTGTCCTTTAACTGAAGCGCCATCTTGACCCTTCTGTCCTTTAACCGAAGGGCCTTCCTCACCTTGCTCACCCTTCTGACCGTCTTGTCCTTTCTGTCCTTTAACTGAAGCACCATCTTGACCCTTCTGTCCTTTAACCGAAGCGCCATCTTGTCCTTTAGCGCCAGTAATACCTTGAGGTATTCCAAAATCAAATGTAGCGCTCTCTGTAGATCCGCTATTATTAACGGTCGCTGGCTCCCCAGCGGCAAGTGTTTCGGTGGTTCCAACGTCAACAGTGGCTGCTGTTCCCGCTGCTCCTGCTTGACCTTTTTGTCCTTTGACTGAAGCACCATCTTGACCCTTCTGACCTTTTACAGAAGCGCCATCTTGTCCTTTCTGACCTTTGACTGAAGCCCCGTCTGCTCCCGCCTGTCCTTTTTGACCTTTTGCACCGTCCGATCCATCAAAAACAAATGAGGCAGTAATACTATCTTCACCATCAAAAGGATTAGACGCGCTTGAGGCGCTTATGCTACCTTCTAATTCTATCTGATCAGCATCTACAGTTACTGTACTAAATGCAAAGATTAAGAAGTTACTTTCTGTCTCTACTTCTCGTAAGGTTACAGAACCTGGAGCCGTCGGAGTGGGGATAGTCGTATTGTTTCCATCTGTGGAATTCAACTTGATTCTCGTAGAAGTGTTTTGTGTGGACTGATTACCTCGAAGTTCACCAGAACCCATGTCTCCTGAGGTATCTGTTTTAAAAGTATAAGGGTATATATTGGCAGCGTTTGTTCCTGCAATTCCTTTCTCACCCCTCTCTCCCTTAATACCCTTAGCGCCATCTTGTCCTTTCTGTCCTTTAACTGAAGCACCATCTTGACCTTTTTGTCCTTTAACTGAAGCACCGTCTTGACCCTTAATACCCTTAGCGCCATCGTCACCATTAGTACCGGCCACTCCCTTTTGTCCTTTAACAGAGGTCCCATCTGCTCCTGCTGCACCTTTCTGTCCTTTTACTGAAGCACCGTCTTGACCTTTTTCACCTTTAGCGCCATCTGTTCCGTCAAACTGAAACGCAACATTGACAGTGTCGTCATTACTAAACGGACTAGCAGCACTAGAGGAAGACATTGTTCCTGAGAGTTCTATCTCTCCACCAGTAGTAGAACCTTCAGTAAATAAAAACTGTAAAAAGTTCCCAGAATTTTCCGCTGTTCCTGAAATGACAACAGTACCTGCTTGCGATCCAGTAACGGCAGGGATAGTTACATTATCTCCATCGGTTTGATTTAAGACAATCCGTGTTGATGTGTTCTGTGTGGATTGGTTACCCCGAAGTTCTCCAGCACCAGGATTTCCTGATGTGTCTGTTTTGAAAGTATAAGGGAATACATTAGGTGCTTGTGCTCCTGTTGTTCCTTTTTGGCCTTTCTGTCCTTTAACAGAAGTTCCTTCTGCACCTTTCTGACCCTTAACAGAAGTGCCATCTATTCCCTTTTGACCGTCTTGTCCTTTCTGACCTTTCTCTCCTTTGGCTCCATCAAACACAAAAGAAACAGTGACTGATGTATTGTCAGTAAAAGGACTGGTGGCACTTGAAGCACTAATAGATCCAGTAAGTTCTACTTCTCCAGAGGCAGTATCGCCTCCACTAAAGTCGAACGTCAAGAAGTTTGTTTGGGTTTCTACACCTCTTATGGTTATAGTTCCTGCCTGATTAGCACCCACCGCAGGGATAGTTAAACCATCACCATCCGTTTGATTGAGAACAATTCTGGTAGATGCGTTCTGATTTGTTTCGTTTCCTCTTAGGTCCCCATCGGCTGGGTTCCCAGAAGTATCTGTTCTAAAGTTATAGGGATAACTGTTCGCAGAGTTCTGACCCCTGGTTCCCTTTTCACCTTTCTCTCCTTTTTGTCCTTTGACTGAAGCACCATCTTGACCCTTCTGACCATCTTGTCCTTTGACTGAAGCGCCATCTTGACCCTTCTGACCATCTAGTCCTTTTTGTCCTTTGCCTCCATCACCTCCATCAGCACCAGCCTCTCCTTTTTGTCCTTTAACTGAAGCACCATCTTGACCCTTCTGACCATCTTGTCCTTTTTGTCCTTTGCCTCCGTCGCCTCCATCAGCACCAGCCACTCCTTTTTGTCCTTTGACTGAAGCGCCATCTTGACCCTTCTGACCATCTTGTCCTTTTTGTCCTTTGCCTCCATCGCCTCCATCAGCACCAGCCACTCCTTTTTGTCCTTTAACTGAAGCACCTTGCTCACCTTTCTGACCATCTTGTCCTTTTACTGAAGCACCGTCTTGACCTTTCTCGCCCTTCTGACCGTCTTGTCCTTTCTGTCCGACTTCACCTTTGGCTCCACCTTCGGCAAAAGATAAAGTTATTTCTTCTCCATTACTAAATGGACTATTTGCGCTACTGCCTTGTACATTAACAGTACAGGTTATTATTCCTGTATCAATTGCAACACTATTAATGTTAAAGTTTACAAAGTCTGTAGATGTGGCTACAGATCTTACCAATACCGACCCAGCGCTTGGGGTAGGGATAGTGTCTCCATTTTTGTCAGTAGAGTTTATAACAACAGAGGTAGATGTATTCTGAGTCGCATTATTGAACCTAGCCTTACCAGTACCAGGGTTTCCTGATACATCAGTGCTAAATACATACTCATATGTTGCAGCAGGCAATAGACCCTGTTGTCCTTTCTGACCCTTGGCTCCATCGTCTCCATCGGTACCGGCCTCACCTTTTTGACCATCTTGTCCTTTTTGTCCTTTGCCTCCATCGCTTCCATCAGTACCGGCCTCACCTTTCTGACCTTTTACTGAAGCGCCATCTTGTCCTTTTTGTCCTTTGACAGAATCACCTTGCTGACCTTTTTGTCCTTTTACTGAAGCACCCTCTTGACCTTTTTGTCCTTTAGCACCATCGTCTCCATCAGAACCCTCTTCACCTTTCTGTCCTTTTACTGAAGCACCCTGTTCACCTTTTTGACCGTCTTGTCCTTTCGCTCCCTTGTCTCCATCTCCATCAAGACCTTTCTCACCCTTTTCTCCTTTGACCCCTTGTAAACCTTTAGTACCTTCCGCCCCTTTAGGACCTACCTCACCTTTCGTACCCTTCTCTCCTTGAGCACCTTTTTGACCTTTTGATCCAACAAGTTGCTCTACGGCTCCATTATTAATATCAATAGATATAGGCTTTGGCTGAGTAATGGTTACTACATCTCCAGGCTTTTCAGTTATGGTTACTACAGGTGCAGGCTTTTCAGTTATAATAATGTCGATAGGTCCTGGGTTTGACATAATTTAGTTTACAATATTTTGCTGTACATCGAATGTTCCATAGAACCAAGTTTCTTTTTCCCCAGTCGCTGTTAGGTTAAACTCTACACCATAAACATAAGTCCCTGCATCAACGGTCATGACAGCGTCAGTAATAGTTATATTAAGAAGCCCAGCGGCCGTTCCTGTGATGGTTATGTTTGCGTTTGAAATAATCAAAGGGCCATTGTCGTATTCCCTTACTTGCATTTCATATGTATAAAGGGTCAGGTCAATAGCGGTACCTGCTGAGTCTTTTACGTTTGCTTTAAGAATAAAAGTGTTCGCCCTTCTACAACATATGTTTAATTGAGTAGCCGCAGAAAGATCTACATTCTTTGGGGTTTGACATCTGCAAGCAGAGGAAGATTGGTTACATGTGTTACAGGCCATTGTTATTGCATATTAGTTAAGGCACCAGACAGGGTCTCGTCCAATGGAGGTCGATCACCTTTTCTTTGCGCTATCAGTTTACTTTGAGCCATGGCTTGTCTGTCTATCCTTTCGTCTTTACGATTCTCTGACTCTGAGTTTTCAGCCTGTCTAACTCCACTTTCTATTTCTTGCTCAACAATATCGTATTGGCCTTTAAGTTGCTCAATCTGCATTTTGTATTGATACTCTAGTTCCATTAGTTGAGTCTTTATTTGTCCCTCTAACTGCATCCGCTGTATCTCTAGTTGAGATCTCATTTGGTCTTTTTCCATTTCAGCCTGTGCTGCAATTTGTTGAGACTGAGAATTCATTTGAGTTTGCATCTGCATCTGCTGCTGTGCTTGCTCTTGCTGACTCTTTATTCTCTTAGCACGTCTTACTACTAACAATCTTTCCGCTTGTTCTACGTCGCGTAATTGTCTAATAGCAATAGCGTCCTCAAGATCTATTTCTTTTTGACCTAAAGCAATCTGAATGTTCTGTTCTAGATATGCCTTTTCTCTGTCATTCATTTCCGTAACAACCATCACTCCGAAGTTGTACATAGCCAGGTTATCAAAAGAAGAAAGAACCGCCATGTTTGTATCTCCTACTGCATTGGTGTATACGTTGTAAAGAATACTATCCTTAGGAATAATTTGCAAACAGCGAACAATATCATCACATACCTTTTTGTATAATACGTGTGCAGCATTAGTAATATCATATATTGCATTATTACCTGCCGCCATTGCTTGCTCTCTCACTCCTACCAAAGAGTCTCCTTTTGGAGTAGTGCCATCCATTACTTCGTTAATACCTGTGGCATCTCGGATCATTCGGAGGTAGTGATTGTATATGTTTACTAGTTCTCCAATGTTTCTAATGGCGTTACCTATCTCCCTTACTGGAGGGTTTTGAAATCCTCCTTCTGGGTTTTTAGACCGGTAATAAAACACACCAGTCTGCTCATAGATATCTTGTATCTCAAGAGGCTGTAATGCTCCCCCCTTACCTAGTTGAACATTCTCTAGTCCTTCGATATCTATAATAAGTCCATCGGGCTTTGCCTTGGCTATTGACTGTTGAATCTTTAAATGAGTTATTTGTAACATGTCCGCAAACCCAATTACAGATGACACCATTGACTTAGGTATCATTCCTCTAATGTTAGTGGCAACAATACTGTATGATAATCTCGCACGGCTAATGTCATGAACATTTTTAGGGATGTTCTTTTTAGCCCCATAGTTATATAGGTGATCAGTACCAACAATTAATGTCCCTCCGTATACCGTAGCATTGCTCATGTATACAGCCTCTCTGTCATATACAGATTGTTGAGGGGCGTTATACTCCGTTCCCTTATAATAAAAACCAATATTACCGTAGGCTGATTCTTTCTTTTCGAAGATCACATCGTCAACAGACATGAACTCGAACTCCATAACCTCAACCTTGTACTCATCATATCCCTGTTGGAACTTGTTATTTGATCGGCTATAGCCAGACTGAGTAGATGTTGAGAACTGATCAGGTTGATTACCGTACTTGTTCATTACCGTTTTGGCAATCTCTTCATATTGCGTTTCAGTAAACTGATCTCTTGCAATTCTTTTTAGTTCCATTATTGTTATGTAACGGAAGTTGCCAGCGTAAGTAAGGTCTGTGAAATTTGGATCATCAGTCCAGTTGTGAATAAACTTTGCAGGATCTACGTACTCCTCTTTAATACCATAATTAGGATCATTAGATCTTCTGGCAATTCCTAATCCGGTTACCGCTAAGTCCTCTACGCATCTTCTATATATTGCCTCACCAAAGTCGTTCCACTTTAACGTCATCTCTGTTGCTAATTGAGCAGCAATCTCAGCGTCTGTCTTAACATTTGTATCAATAAATATCTCAGTCTCCTCAGGCGTGTCTGGGAGATTCTCTGGATCAACGTCTATATCAAGACCAAGTTCTTTTGCTTCCATGAGCATCTGCTTGTTCTCAATCTTTAAAATCGTAGCGTTCTTTTTTTTGTCTTTCTCAGATCTTGATAATGGATCTACCGCTTCTATGTTTGGATAGGGTGCTCTAGATAATATCTTGTTTACTACTATCTTAACAAACTTAGGAACGATAGGAACAGGAGTGTAATCCAAAGTAAGAAGAGTTCCTCCCCCTCCATTAGGATCTAATGAGTTTAATATTTTTCTGTAGATGGAAGTGTCCTGAGTTCCTTGTGCGTAATCTCTACATCTTTCGATCTCAGCGTTTCTTCTTCCGTATAGTGAATTTGAATAGTCGCTTCCTACCCACTGAGCAAACATAGACTTTGCGTATTGAAGTCCGTACGAGTTGTCTAACTTCTCTTCTGTGCTTGCTAATGGGTCTGGGAAAGAAGACTGTCCCTTGTTATATTGATTGTTCATACTCAATGAGGGTAATGTTGCAAATATACTTCAATTAATTATCGTATAATTATCTGACCGGGTCTAAAGAATTTCTTTAAGTTCATGTCAGATTGGGGTTTTTTCTTAGGTGTGCTTTGGGCTGCAAGGAGTGCAAGGCCGCTAGAAATAGAGAGGTCAAACTTTGTTCTATCGTCTACCTTGAAGTTCACCCAGTCTTCGAGCGTTCTTTCGAAATACATATTTCCGTACTCTAATGTTTCCTCGTTGAGGCCCACGTAGTTATGTACATAAGATTCGATAGCCTGAGCATGGGCCTGAATTATGTCTTGAGAATTTGATGGTATACCTTTTGTCTTTGTCTTAGTTCCAAAGCCAGACCCAATATGTGTAGGTCTTTCCATTAGCCAATCTGAATAACCTCTTGACTCAAAATGCCTGGCTATACCGTATTTGTTGTTCTCTATAAGAATAGGGAAGCCATAATACTTAGATGCCATTAGAACGTCCTCATAGAATATTTTTGCTAAGGGAGGTCTAGATGCGTACTCGGCTACGAAAGTATTAGATGGGTGAGCCATGTTAAATTTATTATATAAATGACAAGCACCTTTAGAACCTCTACCATCAACAGTGGCATCAATATCATAGGAGTCAACGCCTCCACACCCAAGCCAGTCATTAGATGGTTTTGGTAGGTTCCTTAGTTCGTCAGGAGGAAGCCATGATACTCTCCATCTTCCATTGGGATCGGACTTGAACATAACCTGAGTATCCTGCACCCCTTCGTTCCAAACAAAGTTTCCAACAAGAACAGGGGAAGGAAACATCTCCTGGTTGTGCTGCACCTGTTCGTATATCTTCTGAACGTTAAACAGTGATGCCTTTGCGCTATCTCTAAATGCTTCAGCCACTGTAAACGGAAACTGCCTTATTACTTCGTTAAGTTCATAGGAGTCTCCTGTTAGTGCCTTTCTTTCGTTCTTTAAAAATGTCCGAGCGCCTATCTCAATAAACTCTCCGTCATTAGATGGAACAGGGGTCTCTGGATCTTCTGCAACAGGTAGGCCATACTCGTTAAAGAATCCTTCTAGTGCATCGTGTGATGGAATAAAAATAGAGTATAAACCGCTGCGTGTTCTTCCGTTTTCGTTTCTCTCTAGTGGGTTACTTGCTTCATACAGGTCCCTGTATTGCCTTCCGCCTTTGTCTAAGGGATTAACTGTGCTCCCTACTAATGCTTTGCCCACAATCTTTCTACCGACCAGCAGGCACGTCCTATGGATCCTCCAGGATTCTCGGATGTCAGTAGGCCTTTCCCATTTTCCCGCCTCATCTAAATATAGAATGTGAAGTTTCTCTCCGTCGTATGCATTATTAGTTGTGCTCTTCCAGTTGATTACTGTATTTAAAGCCTCTCCGCTTTTGGATGTTTTATTCTTTTTTGTTATTCTTTTTGATGGCTCCCTAAATGCTAGTTCCATTCTGGGGTTAGTGGTTCCATCCTGAATTGGCTTAAAGAAAAATGGAAGGCTTTTATAAATAGGGACAACCTTTTTCATAAAGATGTTCTCCTGAGCGTCCGCACCGGTCTTAGACATGAGGCCTAATAGTTTTTCTTTTACCTGAGTCCCTTCGTTTACCAGTATTGATGCGGACATATTTGTATATCCTGAACGCCTACACTTTACATATACCTGACCTAACGATCTAGGATCTTGTGAGCAGGCCTCAAGGTGTATATAGAGTTCACGCTGGAAGTCCAGATAGTCTGGATATCCGATGTCAATTTTAGACCACTGTAAAAAGAAGTAGTGGTTGCCTGTGATATAGGTGGGTAGTCCGTTGTTGTAGAACCAAACACCACTTCGTCGTCTTTCATATTCTTGTGCAATATAAGATGTGTGTACCTTCCTGAACGATTCAGGCATTGTTAACCATTCCTCCATAGAGGTTACTTTCCTTAGGTCCTCAGGCAATGGTGTTCTCTGCCACCGCTGTTCTGATTTTGGTAAGTTATTAAATAATATTTTGTTCTTGGGAGGTTGCTTGGGAAGTTGGATATCTAGTTCTGCTATAACTACATTTTTACCCGACGAATTATCTGGGCAAATGTTTACCAGAACATCTTCATCAATTGTAATTAGTCCAGACATATTACATAAACTGTATAGGTTCTTTTAAAAATTGTACAGATGGTTTTTTTTTCCATAAGTTTATTGCTATAGCCGACCTAAGTCCTTGATTTACAATGTTTACTTTGTGTGCATGTTGACCCGCTGGAAATATTATTAATCGATTAAAAACGGGCTTTACAATCTCAGGTGCTTTTTCTCCATTTGAATATATAACTAATTCCCCACCCTCTATGTCCATGGGTATTGGATAAAAAACAGTCCCTATCGTTGGCGTTATCTGTTTGCCAGTTTTTTCATATTCGGCCTCATCTTTGTCTATGTGTGCCGGTAACTCTTTATGCGTCATTTGTGGACCTAACTGTCCTGTCCAGTATTCAAATCCGCAAACACTAACGTCATGATAAGGCGACTGATAACCCCATATATTTTCTATAAGTTTTTTCTTCAGCGTGTTAGGCTTTTCGACCCACCATCCATCATACCAATAGTACCGACCATTATTATCAAAGAATTTTTTGTCTTTGGCTATGTTCTCTAAAAGAGTTTTGTCTTTTATAAAGTCGTCGACTATAATCATGGTTTTTTATTTAGAGTATTTTTCTGCAAATCCACCTGAATAATCCTGCTCTTCTTTTAACTCTCCTTTGTCCTGGAGTGTTTTAATTAACTGCTCTAGTCTTTCTCTTTCAACAATCAATTCCTTAGCATCAACGGCTGTTTGTTTTATTGCTTGGAGTTCTGCTTTTCTTTGAGACCCGCTTAAGTCCTGATCTACAGGCTTTTGTATCTCGCTAATCATATGATGTATCGCTATTTGCATAGCCTCCTTTAAACTCACAGCAGTGATTACATTGTTATACTTCGCTTTTGACTTTGCCATAGATGTGGTTTACGTATGTTCTAAATAACTTTTCCCCATCAACATACATAACGTAGTCCATGTTTTTTCTTATATAGACTTTATCACCCACGTCAAGACCTAACTCTTTTAGTTTGCTTGATCCAAACTTTACATAACCATATTGATTCGAGTCTGGTTTCTTTTGAGGTAGTAATTGAATGATGCTGCTTTTAAGTTCTGGCTCTTGCTCTCCAGGAACTAAGAAGATCCACTCCCCTAATAGTTTTATCTTCCCTGTCTTTTTGCTTTTGTAAGCGTAGGCTTGACAGAAAAAGGGATCCTGTCCCCCATCAAACATCACATAATATAGATCCTTATAGCCATGTACATACTGACCTTTTCTTTCGGTGGCCTTTAGTTGCTTTTCGTTCTCTGGTAAGGTTAAGTGGTTACCCCCAAGGGTTACGTGGTGATGAAAATAAAGAGTGTCTCCTTTCTTTACTCCAGTTTTATACTTAGTGGGCACGGCATGAACCAGGCCTTCCATAGCCCTATGTTCAAACTCATTAAACTTAGAATCAAGAAAAAATTCTTTCTCGCCAACAGTGAATGTATCCGCTGTTGTTTTAGGTATATCTACAATAAAATATTTAAGAGGCTTCATTCAAAGTCGCAATCGTGTTCAATTAAACATGGCATGTCGTCTATGGTTTTCCATAGTGTTATACCTTTCTCTGTATCAAATAAGTATACAAGGTAGCGACGAATTCCGTGTTTAGCAAATACTCTTTCGTCTAATACGATAGAATCCACGATTGCCCCACCAGCGCGCTGCCCCACAAAGTAGGCCATTGCGTCCTTGGGGTTTTGTCCAATAACAATTTTTCTAATAATATCCATTTAATTTTATTCTTTTTCATTTCAACTTCCACACGTTTCGCAGTCGGGGTTATCTATGCTGCACGAAGAGTCTACAGGGACTTCTTCTAAATCGTTTATCCAAGAACTAAAAGCGTCCTTTTTGCTTTCCTCCATTTGTGTGTTGGTTTAGTTTTGATTAAGCCAAAAGTTTATTTGATTTGAAGGCCCATCATCAGAGTCTTCGCTTTCCTCATAAACGCGCTGCATGGCATCGAACATCGCGTCTACTTCATCCATGTTCTCAGCATTAAAACCCGCTAGGAATTCATAGGATGTTTTCTCGTTGAAGTGTTGTGATAAGGGTGTGTCTGTAGAGAGACCAAAACAATAAGATGCTAAGAATTCATCAATTGCATCGTAGTCTTTTACTATCTCTTGAATCTCCTCCATCTTTCCTTTAATGGCGATAAACATTTGTGCTCTCTTCTGACTATCCATTATGAGAATGCAGTATTCGGAGCGCCTTCTCTTAAAACTCTTACTGTACTATTTGCTGTAACCTGAACTGAGTCACCTCCTGTTACTTTTACTTGATAGAGTAATCCACCAGTAGCATATAATGATCTGCTTAACGATACCGTACTTGTTCCTGAGGCCAGTGTTTCTGAGAATCTCATTATGGCTGCGGAGTCATGTACAAGTTGTATAGTAACGACCTGAGATCCTGCTGTTGTTACTTCTAAATCTAATTCAACCCTATACTGACTTGTTGTGTTTATTTGAATGTCTGTCCTTATTCCTGTACCATCTGCCAGTGTAACGTCAGCCGTAGCGCTTCCTATAGCGGTAGATGATGTTGCAATAGTTGTTCCTGTGTCGTCAGCCAGTCCAAAGGTTTGGGCAAAAGATATGTCTGCTCCTGATCCTGCAATAGTTTGTGCCGCTACCCTTGCGGTAAATACGTTTATGTTTGCTGCTATTCTACCCTCAACAGAGGTTGCTACGTCTGTCATAGAGATAGCCTTGTATGAGGATGTTGATTCGTCCCATATTAAGTACTGATCGTTATTGGCAACGTCTTTTGCCGCTAGGGAAGTTAATGCGGATGGATCAGTCAATCCTACTGTACTTCCTGTAGCAACGATAGGGCTATTCGCTGTAATACTCGCTGTACCTATAGGATTTGTCGAGAGATTTCTTTGAACTACAACACCACCAGAACTTAGCATTAATGCCTGGTTATCCGTAGTGGATGTAGTGGCTGATCCTATCTTTAATTCTCCTGTAGTTTCTACTGTATCCGTTGATAATTTTAGTGCGCTATTGTTTCCCGCGCCATCCTGTACAACTTCTTCTGTAGCCGACAACTGTGATGTGGCCATCTTTAATAGAATACCAAATGTATCTTTAATTTTTACACCGCTAAGACTTCCCATATTATTACTTTTGAAACAAAGATACCTATATCATGAAAAGTTACGCAAGCCGAAAGAAGTTATTTCGGGAGTTCGCTAAGAAAGATTCAAATGAGATCTCTTATACTAACCTTAAGAACCTACACTTTTTATATCAAGAGGCAAAAAAAAATCATGAACTAGGTAGGGCGCAGTTAGATTTCTTAATGTTCATCTATGACTATGAGTTTTTTACCATAGAGCATATTGCTAAAGCGCTGAATAAGAGCGAGTCACGAATGCGTAAAAGGTTGATCTATCAAATGGTTAGTGATGGATGGGTTTATAAACATTTTGACAAGTTGACACCTAGTGCTAATGTAGAAGATGCATACTTTAGGGATGAAACAAAATATAATTATAGGGTGCGTTATGCCATTACACAAAGGGGTCGTCTAGTCGTTACGCGTTTATATAGAAAGATGAACGGGGAAGAACCTTTTAGTTAGTTCTGTACTTCTTAGTTTTCTTTGCGATCTTCTTAGGTTGAGCAACAAATTGTTTTCCTTTCTTTGTACCCTCTCTTTTTGCTGCCGTTGTTGCAGCGTACTCCTCGTCGCTCATACTTTCTATGGCGGCCTCAGGAAGGTATCTCTCCCCAGTCTTAGAAGACTTTTTCCCAGACTTAGTTCTCCATTTCTGGGCTGTCCAGTTCTTTAATGATTGTTGTGATTTACGTAATGCCATTAGTTTCTATATCCTCCTCCAGCAGCCTTGTATGCTTTTGCGAGCATCTGTGCTTTTCTTGCAGACCATTGTCCTGCGTTACCTCCTTTAGCCGCGCCCTTTATTCTATTGAATATTCTTTTGCGTAATGATGGCTTAGTGTAATTGCCTGCCTCGTTTACTTTAGATTGAACTTTTTTTTTACTTTGCCTCCGTTCTCGTACTCCATAGTCTTGAGTCGGCTCTTTGCTTCCTTTGCGGCATTTACTTTCATTCCCATGTCAGCCTTCATGTCCTTGTCATGGCTAACAACTCTGAATGAAGCGGCTTCACTAGCGCCTGTGTGTTGTTTGTAATCTCCCTTCATTAAAAAATGACGGCCATTCTCTGTCATCCAGTGAAATCCTTCGGGGGCTTTTACCTTTTTACTGTCCTTGGTTTTCTTTAGTTTCATTTTTTCTGTGAGAATTTCTCTAGTCCTGCAATCCCAAATGATCCAAGGGTGACAAACAAGAATGAATTATATATAAACTCATTGACTACCAGGTCTTTACCTAACCAACCTGTAACCAAATCCACGATCATCACTACTATCATAACAGCAAACGATATAAAACCTATAATGGTCTTCTCGTTATAATTGTTATCGTCTTTAAATATATCTATTAGACTCATTTCAGTATGTATGTGTATATGCAAAGTTAATAGATTTGACTATGAAAAAAGCAAATGAGACATTATGAGTTTTCTTGATGATATATTACAGGTTAAGTTATCCTCTAACGAGTATGTTAAGGAGAAACATAAAAAGAATCAGATCTATTTACACCACACAGCCGGGAATGCTAGTGGTAAAAACACGGTTAACTATTGGAACAATGACACCAGGGGTCGTATAGCCACATGCGTCTGCATATCTAATACTGGGGCAGCAGAAGGTGATGGTAAAATTGTCCAGGCATTCTCTAGTAAGTACTGGGCATATCACTTGGGGATTAAACGTGAGGTGTTTGATTCGTACAATCTTGATTATGTTCCTTTAGATAAGCGTTCCATAGGTATAGAACTTTGCGCGTGGGGACACTTAGAAGAAAAGAAGGGTCGTTTTTATAACTACGTAAACAAAGAGGTTCCAAAGGAAGAGGTGTGTACATTAGAAGAACCATTCAAAGGGCACCGGTATTATCATAGGTACTCTGACGAGCAGATAAGAAGTACAGAGAACTTGTTAAAGTATTGGAAAGAGCATTATGGTATTAATACAGAGTACAATGCTAGAGATATGTGGGGAGTTTCAAAGAAAGCACTAAGGGGAGAAAGTGGTATCTTTACACACAACTCTGTACGAAAGGATAAGTCAGACATATTCCCTCAACCAGAGATAATAGAAATGTTAAAATTGTTATAATGGCAAAGTATCGTAAGCAAGTTCCTTTTGCAGAGAACAAAAATCTTTCTTCTGGCACAGAGGTATTCGCTCCTATCGCTAAAGACGTTCCTGCTTTTTCTAAGATGTTGAAAAGTAGAGACGGAAGAGAGTTATTAGTATTGAATGGTATTGTCTTCGACGACGCAATGGCGAAAGGCGGAGGAGTTGATGCGGGATGAACTATAGGTTCAGACCCCTTGAGGAAGGCGGTAAACTTTCCGCTGTAAAGAAACAGATTAAAGCATACAGATCTCCTGGAAAAATGGTTGACAGGATGAGCGACTTTGTCGACCCACCTGAAGGGGCACCTACTCGTGAACAACAAGTAAATGATTTTATAGGCAATCCAAAAGAAAAAGCATACAACTATGCTGGGAGTTTAGTTGAGTCTGGTCGGGTAGATGATGATCAAACTGATAACATACGTCATGCATTGGCTGGAACATATACTGCACAAAATATAAGCAATATGATTACCGGAGGTTATAATTCCAATGTCATAACAAACATAATTGGAGATGCCGCAGGTTTAGTTACCGCCAATATACTGGGCGCAGGACATGAAGCAAAGCATTTACCATCGGCACTAAAAGAAGGATATGGGAAGAATGGCCTCCGTGGAGTGTATGATGCACTAAGAACTACAGGAGAAGATGTAGCAAATAACTTTGTTGGATCTATACTAGGTGTTCTTCCTAATCTAAAGCCAGGAGATGCCGAAGAGATTATAACAGAGTTAAGTTCCTCTGGTATATTACCGGACGGTATGTCCGATCCAGAGATGAATATGTACCCTAAAAGAAATAATGATGAAAAATAAATTCGATAAAGGTGGAGCATTCAAGAAATTAGTTGCTCAACTTATGAAAAAAGGAAAGTCTAAAGAGTCTGCACAGAAGATTGCTTACTCAATAGGCGCAAAGAAATTCGGAAAAGCAGGGATGGCCGCTAAGGCCGCTGCCGGAAGAACAGCCTAATGTTACTCCTGGGGATGTTATACGGAATGGTGATCTCCTCTTTTGTTTTCTTTTTATATACATTCTATAGAGATGAAAGATAGAATCATATCCTTTATTAAAACAATACTGCCAGAGGCACTAATGATAACTGGCGGGGTGCTCCTACCTACAGGAACTCTCAAATCACTGTTAGGAATGATATGTATCTATTTAGGTATCCTAATGAACAGACACAATAAGTTTTAGATCTAGAAGAGTTAAGGGGAAAGGATGTTATAACAAGTGTTGCATATCCAATTTTTTTACTGTAACTTCGAACACGTCTTTGTGTTGACAATATGAACAAAGACCATATCTATAAGCAACAAGCGTAATATAGATTGTGTCGTACATCGACGAACATCTCGACATTTAATAGACGAAACTCAGTGTGCCAGGGCTACTCCTTTGCATAAAATTTAATAGAGTAATCAATTGACAGAGAACACATGGAATATAATGAGGCCTTAATAGAAAAAACCGTTAAATGCGTACACCAATCCGACAAGTACAGAGTAGACAAACTACTGTACATGGATGCTGTACAATATCAGAACCTAGGAAAGGATAGCAATAAGACCGAGAAGCAAAATGTTAAGAAAAAAAGTAGGGTCATCTATAGGGCCATATCTAAAATTAATCCTACACTAGGAAAGTCACTACTACTTCACCAGGACAAATGAACCTGGAGCAAATAAACGACAACCCTGAGGTCATCATCTTGATCACATTGTGTTCTTTATTTTTTGCGCTAGGTGTTCTTATTATGTTCCCCTGGCTTAGAAAGCAATATTCCCAAATATTGATTTTACAGCGGAAGTACTCACAACTTAAAGCGAAATACAAAAGCAAGAAAGCAGCACTCAAGTCTTTGAGCAAGTCTGCGAAAAGTTATCAGAAATAAGTACCGGGGGGATTATATATATATACACGCGGTCAGCCAGGAGATCCGAAACCCAAACCAGTTCGACGGGGGGGGCCTTTCCTGCCGAAATGCGCGCAAGGTTTAGGCGTTTCCACGCGAAGGCAGTGGGTCTCAGCGTAGGAGGGTGCGAGGAGTACTGTCGAAGACAGATCAGCAATTTCCACCAGTCTTAAGGAGGGTGCGAACAATCAGCCCCCAACCCAAACGACTTACCCTATCCCTCCAGAGGAGGGGACACATTGGTTGACTTGTTTCTCAAGTTGTGGATGTCCATAGGCATGCGCTAGGAATCAAGATTGTGTTTAGAGTTGATCATTCTTCAAAGTGATATAGATTAGGCACGAGGTTCAAGACTGCCCCAGAACTGAATGAAAAACTTTTTTACTACGTAAGAAAATTAATTCACATTTTTTTTGTTTTGTTCAGAAAAAGCGGTGCTAAATTGTATACGTACGAAAGAAAAACCAACCAACCAAATTTCGACAACCATAATAATCTCAAATAAATAAATATCATGAAAAACAAAACCTTTAATAACTGTAATCTAGTCTTAATGTATGCTTTTAACTATGAGTATGATTTCATAGAGAAAGCCTTCCCAAGAGAAACCTCCCACACCGATCACTTAGCCAAAAATTTCGATAAGTTTTGCGATGAATCAGAAGATAATACTTTGGGATTTATGAGATTCTATGCTTCTTTATCTGATAGATACAAGAGAATATTAATTGACTATATACTCAATGAGTCTGAAGAGATGTCTATCGGTGGTGAATGGGAAAAGTACTCAACCCAACCCGAAAAGGATTGTGAGTATGTAAAAAACCTCTGAAGAGTATCCTGAAATGGAACGAAACCCCGAAAGGGGTCAGGTTAAATTAAAAATCCACAACCATGTTAAAGACAAATTCTTCGCAGTATAGGAATAATATCTATACTTACTTACTAGAGAGTATCGATGGTACAGAGTACCAAGTAAAGACCGATACACCATCTGAAAAGATGACGTTCCTTTTGGAAACCTTCAGCAAGGAATTTATTCATAAGAACAACTGCCACCTTCCAATTGAAAGGAATATAGCCGAGTGGCTAAGTGGCTTACCGAGTGTCATTGATTTACCATTTTATAGTGGTGATATACTCAAGTTGGCTAAATCTCTTTTAGAGACAGACAATTTGTCCGAAAACCTAGAGGACAAGATAATTGAAAATTATTATAACCACATGGCTATAAATCTTATAAGACTTTCTTATCGCTGTGTTGAGAATTCAACGGATAAGTTCCAAAGAATCGCTGTAAATATTCCCTTAACATAGACCACCTATCCTAAGCAAGATGTAAAACTGCTTCCGTATTAAGGTGTAACCTTAACTGATGATTGCAAAAGCATGAAACGGAAATTTTAAATAAAATAATTATGAAAGTTGAAATATTTGAAATGAGATCAAGCGAATGGCAAAAATTAAATGAATTGGAAATGTTAAACAAAGATTGGAGTAAATATCATTTCATAAATCTGTTCAGTGATTGTGCATCGCTAAAAGGGATAGGTGTTTATATGAAGTCTGAACCAAATGTTCCCTATGGGAATAAAAATAATTGTTGAAATGCAAAAGAATGTTCCCTAATTTATATACGTACACAAACCAAAAACCAAATCCGAAACCATGAATAAAGAAATGTCGAACGCTGAAAAGTTTATGAGATCAATTCCTAAAGATGTTATAATGACTAATGAACAAATTTCAATCCTAAAAGAAAAAGAAGCAGTAGAGAATGCGCTAGATGTGTCTATTGTAGACCATACTGGATATACTTGGAACGATGATGATGTATTATGGCAAATCCAAGGGACTAAACCTTACATGCTGAAGTGCGAAGACGATGGCTTTGTATGGATTGTTCTCAGTAAACTATTATATGGAAATCATGAATCTCACTTTCGTAAAATGATTTGGGAAGAGTATGATGGTGCATTATATGAATTGTCAAGAGAAAAAATTGGTTATAGATGGGTATGGGTCGATCGTGAGATTCCAAACCATGAGCAATTTTTACACATCATTGATTATGGTGGATTTATAGCACTTGAAGGAGGACATACTATACCTAACACATTTCAATTATGAATGATATTGAAGAGATGCTAACCTATATGTATGAAGTTGATCGCAATAATTGTCTGATGCGAAATGAAGATTGGATAAGGGAACTATCACTGGCAATGACTGACCCGAAATACAAGTCTAAATTCCTTGCACAACATCAAGAATACATTAACGCCATGAGGGCATGAGATTAAAACCAAGAATGACGCTAGCGGTGGGGATAATTGGCCTACTCACCACCTTATTAGCATACTATGTGGCTATCTATTCAATTTTCATTTATATATTTTATTATGATTTTACCTAAAGGTTTAACCGAGATTCAAACACTGATTATTTTCAACAAAGAATTATTTTCCTTAAAGAAAAGAAGAAATGAGAATATGTCCCTGCCTGAAGATTCGGCCCTATATGACACCATCACGGCTATGTTAAAAACATATGAGAAACGATTCGGGACAACCGATCCCCATAAAGTGGAGCAATTAATAAAATAGTCCTAACTTATATACGTACGAGAAACCAAAACCAAAACCAAATCCTTTTAATTATGAAAATCAAATCCTTATCACCTTATCACTTGCGAAAGATCAAAAATAATCTTTTAAAGATGTACGAAACACGTACAGACCAACATACAGAAGATGGAATGCAGTGGTACAAGACCGCTAACCAAATGTGTAGGAACATGGGGAAGCAATTAGGCTATGATCCCGCTGTTGCTGCACAAGTAATAAGTGCATTGAGTCCAAGGAATAAATGGGAGAGAAATATAATTGACACGAGGACTGTTCTAGAAGCGGTTAATAAGGGGATGAATCCCGAAGATGTCAAGGTATGTACCTTCAATAACAATAAGAACAAAGCATTTGAGATCGCCAGAGGTGAGAGAGGAATCGATCAGGCATCACCAAAGACCTATTCCTTTGTTAAGAATATCGCTGAACTAGATGATAGCAAGGTGACTATAGATGTCTGGCATTTAAGGGCATGTTTTGGTAAGACTATTGAATCAGGATTGACACCACTTAGGTACAAGCAATTAGAAAAACTAACATTGAAATGTGCAGAGATGGTAGGTGTGAGAGGGTATGAATTCCAAGCGATCGTTTGGGGAATTGTAAGGAACTAATGATGAACCACGACGAAGGACTAGACCAAGGGAATCCCTATACAGAGGAGGGCAGTGGGTACTGCCTAGAATGTGAGTACGAATCCACCACATTGTTTTGCTCAAAGGAATGTTACAACAAGTTTAATTATGTAGAGATAAATAAAATAGATTAACATGGGAAATCAAGAAGAACTAAACCTAATAATTAAGATCATTACAAAAAATGGGAAGGTAAACAATGAATTGTTATACGATAATCTTCCAGAGATAATTGAGATATCCCATGCCCTGCATGAGGAGAAACAATCTAAACTAAAGAAGCGGTTACAGGATGCGCTGTTACTTGTTCAGGACGAGAGGAAATTTAAGGAGGACATTGAACTAGACTTTATTTGATATGGATAACTTAAGGAGCACATATGAAGAGAGGAAAGGTAACCGACATCCGATCAAGGCCGTAGTTTACTTAAAGGATAAAAACATAAGGGCACATCATGCAGGAGGATCAGTATTTATTCTATCCAATGGCCTGGAATTGATGCTAGATAATAGAGAAGTAAAAAAACTGGCCTTATGTTGGGAGAGAGATTATAAAAAACAAAACCCTATTTAGTATGAAAGACGAATCAGTTGAGCAAATAATCAAGGACATCAATCGGGATTTAGAATTTTTCTATACCTTACCTGACGTGATGAATTCCACCATGGTCAGGGGTGAAGTACACCACATGCAGAAAAGACTGCGATTCCTCGACAAAAAGTTTAATCAAAAGATAATTAATAACATAACACATACTATATCATGAATGAAAAAGACTGGAAAGGAAGAGAATATACACCACAGGATTTTGAACCAAGGAAGAGACCCTCGGTGTTACTTGAAATAATTGCATTTACTCTTATGTATGGTGTGCCATTTTCAATATGCTATCTAATAGTTACTGGACTTAGTTCATTACTGCAATGACAAATAAAAAAGTCTGTAAATCCTACATTGATTGGATGCTATACATCAAGAGTATATACTATGCCAATCCTAAAGAATTAGATAAGGGAATCGCAAAAGATTTGTCTTATAATTTGTTCAAAAGAAATTAACATTGTAACTTCCCATTAATTAAATTTATAAATAATATACCATGGCTTACCAATTTAAAACCACTAACGTAAAAGGAAAACAATACGTTGAAGTAACCGAGAGAGTAAAGTATTTTAGACTTGCCCCTGAATATAAAGGTTGGTCAATAGATACCGAAATCATTTCAATGGATGGTGGAGAAGTAGTAATGAAGACTACTATAAAAGACTCCGAAGGAATCATTAAATCCACAGGACTAGCGCATGAGGTCCAGGAAGCATCTTATATTAATAAGACTTCATACATAGAGAACTGTGAGACATCAGCAGTAGGTAGGGCATTGGCGATGTTGGCTATTGGTATCGACACATCTATGGCATCAGCAGATGAAGTAGAGATTGCTATTGCTAAAGATCAAGAAGGTATCACAGGAAAAAAGACAGCCACTAAACCTGTTAAAACGAAATCACCTGAGGCTAAACCTTCCGCTGTTAAAGAGATATCGGAGAATGAGAAAAGTAAACAGGTAATTCAGGCAGTAAATTACATTATGGATGGGAAGACTGTACCTGAAAGAAACGAAAGAAAAACAATCATCGTAAAGAGGATGGAGTTTACTCCTGATTCTCGTCAATCAAAATTATTAGAAGGTGCAGTAACAGGTAGCAAGTCATGAGTCCTTGGTTTGAAAAGGTAATTCAGAAGACTCAGAAAAAGTATCTGTCTTACTCGTCTGTTAAACACTTCCTAGATGATGTAGTAAAAGGAGAGATGTACCTACAGGGGAAGATGAAGAAAGATTCTCAGGCATTTACTTTTGGTGCCGCCTTTGATGTTATGTTATTTACCCCGGATGAATTCGATAATCAATTCTTTGTTCTTGAAGAGGAAGAAATCCTTGGAGAGATAGGTGGTAAAAACCCTAGAGCAACTAAGGTATATAAAGAATGGCTTAAGGAACAAGAAGCGTTGTCTGTAGGTAAAAGACACCTGTCTGCTGAAGAACATCAGCAAGCAATCGATATGATTACTAGGCTTGAGGATAGTGGGGTACGAGAGATCTATCTCAAAGGACAATATCAGGTAGAGTTCAACAAAGAATTAGAAATAGGCAATCATGTCATTCCATTTAGAGGATTTCTAGATGTGTTAGGTGATGGGTTTATAACGGACCTGAAAAGTACACGAGCCTCCAATATGTGGGCCTTCAAACGTGATGTAAAAAGTATGGGCTATGATGTCCAAGCATATCTATATACCAAGGCTTTTGGTATAGATGACTATTACTGGTTGGCGCAAAACAAATTTTACCCATACCTGCCAATGGCATTAAAATGTTCTGAGGATACTCTTGACTCAGGCCGTAGAAAGGTGGAACACGCACTGAATGTAATCAAAGATTACGCTCTAAGCGATAAGCCATCTACGCATTTTTATATTCAAGGGGAAATTTAATTTTTATTATCATGGAGAATCAATCAAAAAAGGACGTGTACATTGGATATGTAGGCGAAAAGAAGGTATACGATAGCGGTGTGAGCAAGTTCCCGATCTCGTTTCGTACGGAACAACTAGATGAGATGAAAAAATTCGCTAGTGAAGCCGGTAATGTCAACATGGATTTAGTTATGAAGACTGATGGATCTGCTTTCATATCTGTGTTTAATCCTCGTCACCCTGACAACGCTAAGTACGCAAAGAATAATGCAGCGAAAGCGGTAGCGGAAAGCAAAGAAGATTTACCCTTCTAAATTTATTTATCATTATCCCTGGAGCGGATTGCTATCATTGTTAAATATCATGGGTGGTCGTCTTAGCATGAAGTTCCTGGGGTTTTGATTCTTTCAATAACAATATTCATTCTCAGATATATGAAAGACTTGGAAAAGTTTATGCGAATTGCGAATGCTCAATTGCGTAAGAACATAAGTTATTACCCGCAACGCACTGCTCTTGCAGGGAAGATGTATGTGAGATGGCTTAAAAGAAAACGACAACATGCCATACTCAGAATTCAAAAAGGAAAGCATTCATCGTAACTATACCATTACTTATAGTGAAAAACATAAGGCATGGCACCTAAAAAGAAGGGGTCTAGTAGTTTTTTCAGGCACCGAAGAGGGTGTCAATCATTGGTATGATAACGTAATACTTCCAAACAATCCTATATATTAATTCTAAATTAAATATAATGCCACAAAAACTAAAGGAGGTTATGCAAGATAAAAGATTGCACAGACACATAGAATCTCAACACTTATTTACTAAAGCGGTTGAAATATTTTCAGCGGTAAATAAAGTAACCCCTAAAGATTTATACTCCGGGACACGCAAGAGGTCAGTGGTCGAAGCAAGATCAATGATTTGGAAGTATGTAAGAGAACGAACCTTACTAACATACCAAGAACTTGGCGACAGATTTGATAAGGCACATTGTACTGTGCAACATCATATTAGTAACCATGATGCATACATGAGTAGGATCAACAATAATTCTGAAGCAAGGGTGCATGAATTGTATGCCATGACTTACATGAATGGTAAGGGAGTCTTGAATCATTACTTTAATATTCCAGAAGAATCTGAAATGAGAGAGATGAAGTGGAGGTTAGTCATTATGGTAGACGATTATCCTGTATGGAGACAGCATCAAGTCATAGAGAAGGAGAGGATAATATGAGTGGTCAAACCATTTATTATTATTTGGTTGATGTGATATATATAAAAAAGAGTAGAGGCAAGAAGCCTCCGGTACCACATCGAGTACGCAACATTTCCTTAGTGTCTAGAGCCAAGACAATAGGACACATGAACAGGAATAAAGATGTTATAACAAGCATTGCCGACCGGATGAAGTTAAAAAATTATCTAAGTCTGCGTGTAACTAACATAGTAAGTCAAAAAGAAGTAGGTGCATCAGCACATTATAAAGATAAAAATTATTCAGATGAGTTCAAATGAAATGATCACCATGTTCGGGTCTATAACGAACACAACAGAGCCACACTACCTTCCGCTGTCGACTGCATTGGATCGTATACGAGAGGGAAAGAATAAAGAAACAATTGACAAACTTAGGGATGGTGAGACGGCATTAAAGAAAACATTACCTATTGCCTTATTCTCTGGGGTCTTTACTGGAAGGCGTGATGATGACATACAAGGGCACAGTGGTAATATTATACTTGACTTCGACCATATAGATGTAGAACTATATAAGTCTTTACTTGGTACTGATGATTTTGTTAGAGCCTGTTGGGTATCTCCATCAGGGGATGGTCTTAAAGTTTTAATTAAGATATCTAACCCGGAGCGTCATCGGGATCATTTCAAAGGACTCCAAGCATACTTTGATAAGACTTATGGCTTAGAGGTTGACGCATCAGGGGTCAATGAAGCAAGGGCTTGTTTTGAAAGTTATGACCCGGACATTATAAGTAAGGAGGACTGTAAAATATTTGGTCACATGCTATCTGAATCTGTACAAGCAGAGGAAAGGGTAGAGAAGAAAGTACTTACCGACTATGAGAAGATAGACATAGTTGCTCACATGCTACGTAAAGCAGAGGAAGGGGAGAAGCATGTCATATTACTAAGGGCCGCTATTCTTTGTGGTGGATACATATCCGCGGGAAGGATGGAAGAAGAGGAGGCAGTAAGGATAATGCTCCGGGAATTAGAGCAAAGAGATACGGTAGAGGATATGGACCAAGCCAAAAGGACAATCTCCGATGGTCTTGTTCAAGGTAAGATGATGCCTATACGTGAGGTGATTGATGATGAGCAAAGGATCAAAAGAGAGATGCTTATCCTTGATGGAGACATGTCCTTTATATCTTCAGACGATAGTGATAGGGAATGGATAGAGAAGTTCGCGAGAGGAGAGATTCCTAAAGGATTAAGTACAGGACTTAAAAAATTAGACAACTATTTTCTATTTAAAAAAGAGTTCACCATTTTTAATGGGCATAGTAATGTAGGTAAAACAACCATGGGCCTGTACCTTATGGTAGCATCCGCTGTCCTTCATAATTGGAGATGGATAATATACTCTAGTGAAAATAAAACAGCGGCCTTAAAGATGAGACTTATGGAATTTCTAATGGACATACCTATTGATCAGATGCATTATGAGGAAAGGGTAGAGGCATTCAAGTGGGTGAACAAACACTTTACTATTATAAGTAATGATGAGGTCTATAGTTATACTGATCTAATTGTGTTTGCTGAGAAGTTAATTAGACAAGAGAAGTATGATGGATTTTTTATTGACCCATACAATTCGCTGAAGATTACTATGTCGAAGGGTGCTGAGTTGTCTAGTCACGAGTATCATTATCAAGCGGCTAGTGAGTTGCTTACCTTCTCTAACAAGAATGATCTTGCGGTATGGTTAAACACTCACGCTATAACAGAGGCCGCAAGAAGAAAAGGTCCTGATGGATTACAAATGGCTCCGTTTGCTGAGGACACAGAAGGTGGGGGCAAGATGGTGAATCGTTCAGATATTTTTGCCTCGTTCCACAGAAAAATTGCTTCTCCAGATCATGATATCCGTAGTACCGTAGAGATTCACATTAGAAAAATGAGAAACCAGGAAACCGGAGGATCCCCTACTCCTTTTGATGGACCTATACTTATGAGGATCAATTCAACACGCACAGGCTTCAGTATGGTTGGGACCGGAGAGAAAAGTTTTCCAACTTTTTCTTTGAATACGAAACTTTTGGACTTACATTAGTAAGTGTGGAAGAAAATGGGTATCAAGAGATTACGGTATTTTTACCGAAGCCAGTCTCGCTTAATAAGTTTTATGCGGGCGGGCATTTCGCGATACGAACTAAACACAAAGCCGAGTACTGGGAGGAGATCAAGAGTGCGCTTGATTCATTTGATCACTTCACTATGGACAAATTTAGGATTGATGTTAAGTATAATTGTCGCTATGATGTTGACAATGCTATATGTTGTTGCAAATTTATGGCTGATTACCTTAGAAACCACGGCTATGTTATTGATGATTCCCCTAAATATTTTTCGGGCCAGTCAACAACGTACGATGAAACATTAGAGAAGAATCAATTTGTAGCAATTATAAAAGGACATGGATACAAAGTCGTTGAGTGAGACATACTTCCTAGCAACATCTAGAATGCACAATTCGGCAACAAACCTGTACGAGAATCTGCATGACGAAGGAGGGAAGCCAAGGGTTGACGCAGAGAGACTGCATAATACAATCCGCAAATACAAGAGAGACATAGACATGGAGTTTGATATGGTCCGTGCTGCGCTCTTAGAGTTCTATGATGGAAATGATGACCCTGATTTACCTTGATGGTTTAAGTGGGATTAATTATCATAGGATACTTACTCCATTTATAAGACTCAAAGAAGAACTAGGAGTCAACACCCATTACTTTGATAACTTTAATGAACTTAAAAAGTGGGACCTTACTAAGGTGAGTAACCTGGTTATCTCTAGGCGATGCAGTGTATCTAATCACAATGAGTTTAAATCTTTTCTAAAAAAGAATAATATAAAATTGATCCTGGATAATGATGACTTCTGGGACATACCAAAAGATAATCCCGCTCGTCCTCACTACGAAAAAACAGAGAAGAAAAATATCTTAGGGACTATAAATATTGCGGATGAAATATGGACACCTTCTGAGTACTTAGGTAACCGGATGAAAAAAATAAATCCTGAGGTTAAGATTAGAGTAGTTCCTAATACATTATATACCAAAGAAAAACAATGGGTGGATCAAGAAAAGAATCCAAACCCTGAGGGCTTAGTTCGGTTCGGCTACCTTGGTGCCAATGGACACTCAGAGGATTTAAAAACTATGGGTATGACGTTTGAGGATCATGAGTTATACTGCATGGCATTAGGAACCTGGAACGACAAAGGGGTTTCATACGTTGACTTTCTTAAAGCGAAGCATAAGTTGTTGCCACTTGAACCTCATGAGTATGGATCTCTCTATAAGAAGTTCGATGTCTCTTTGGCTCCGCTTTTAGACAGTAAGTTTAATCGATGCAAGTCAGAACTTAAAGTTGTTGAAGCAGGGCTAACTAAAACAGCGATCATCGCTAGTAATGTAAGACCATACAAGCAGGCTATAATAAATGGGAAGACAGGAATCCTTTGTAGTTCTCCTGGGGATTGGAAAGATGCGGTCAAAACAATGACGTTGAATAAGGCAGAAGACTTAGCCAATAATTTATATGAGCACTGCATCAAAGAGTATGATCTCCATACTATAAACAAGATAAGGCTGGAGGGGCTGGCATGATACAGGTTGATATTCCTCAATACCTTAGGGAGTATGCCGCGGACATAGCGCAAAGAAGAGTTGTCGCCAATAAAGAAAGATATAAAGGAACCCATCGCCAGAGGACAGGTATTAAAAGATCGCTGTTACTTGGAGAGGTTACACGAGAATACTATACAGAATTTGTTGGAGTTCTAGGTGAGTTATTGGTTAGGTATTATTATGAGATAACCCCTGAGTATTCTAGATATGCTGTCTCTACCCTACTAAAGAACAAGAAGGACATTAAGCATGATGATGACATGAAAGTAATGAAGGATGGTGAGGTTAAAAAGGTTAGTATAAAAACTTCTGAGGGATCCTTTAAAGCCAATGAAGCAGCCATGAAGAAAGAGGACTGTGATGAAATGATTTTTATTATGTTTACTTCCAGTAGTCAATACTTAGTAGGGCATTATACACCTGAAGAAGTAAGAGAATGGCCAGTAGTATTTGGAGGCTACTCAAGATTTCATGAGTTAGTTCCTGAGCACCCTGTATCCGAACAAGAAGAGCAGTAGTGCCGTCAATATAAAGAAGGACCCTTTATATATTTTGTGGTACCACTTGTCGTGAGAAGTGTATACTATTTTTTCAAATGGAACATTGACTGTCCTGACAATTGTGTCAGCCTCACAACCTCCATCTATTATTAGGGTGTCGTAACTCCGCATAATCTTTACTCGGAAGTTGTTCTTTACTATCTCTACTGTATCGATCTTTGAGATGGTGACCGTATCCAATACAGCAGTCGAATTTGTCACAACCGTGTCCCTTACAATCACGGTGTCCTGGACTAGAATCGTTGGGTCTTTCTTGATCGCTCTCTTGAGATGCCATTGTGTGCTACAGCCGGTTGTTAATCCTGCCACTACCAAAACCACAAGAAGAATTATACTTAGCGTAGAGCATTTCATTTCCGAGATAAATTATAAAGACGCTCGTCAATTTTTTTAAGGCTACTGTTTATGGCATTGATGTCTTGTTGCGTTCCAAGGATAGCATTCTCAATGATCTCTGTTTGCAACTCGAATTGCTGGGCTGATACCGGGCTTTTGGGTAAGACCTTAGCCAGTTCGATGTCCCGCTTTATCATTGAATAACCTGATACCGCCATCGCTATAGTCATCCCTATCGCAATGAGGGACTTGATACTAATACCAAGAACTCTATCTTCTCCAAACGTATCTAACATATCTATAGGGGATCTTCTTTTCATAAATGGTTTGTATACTGCAAAGGTATTACCATTTAATTAAAAATAATTATCTGAATTATTCTGGCAAATCCATATCATACAGGAGATACAACTGCTCTGCTCTGCTCTTTCTAAATTTATTTTTTATACTCCTGGAAGCCGATCGAATTATATCCACGTTATTATTTTTATTTCCATATCTTCTTATAAAATCATATGCTGTTTTGATTTCATTAAGCCTAACTTTTCTGTTGAACTTTTCTCGTTTAGATAAATCCGAATACGGAGTAAAAAAGTTTTGATCCTCTAGGTTATAATAAAACTGTTTGCCAATATTAACAGGGTAGTCTCTAAATACAAGGGATGTGCCTAGTTGTAACGCTGTTGAGATAGGGTCTAATTGTGCATCAGGGTTTTCTTCTGCTTCCTTGAGTCGTTTACGAACCTGTTTCGATACGTAGTTAATGTTTGGTGGGATAAACATTTCTTTAAATATATAAGACCCATAAGCACTTGACCAATCACTTAGAGTACTACCTATGATCCATCTGTTAAACCATGTTGCATCCTGATTACGAACTATAGGTGCACCATAGGAGTTCTGACCTTTAATAAGATTAGTTAATAAACTAACAGCAAGGTTAGGATCTGAAAAATCCCTGCCTATAGAGATTAAACTTTCGCTCCTAGAAATTCCTTTTCTACCGTAAATAAGCCCTTGCATTTCATCATAAGGATCTTCAGAACTTATATTTATAAACCTCATAGTTCCATCTTCCTTCATGGATACTGGCATGATATTAGAACCCACCATCCAAGGAGGAAGAACATAGTTAACACCCCTTACATCATCTGACAATTCTATATCTTCTTCGTCATCCAAGAATTGGTTAAGAATAAATTTATATCCTGACGCAGACATTGTTGACATCGCTATACCCATAGATAAAGATCTAAATCCATCAAGCATAAAAGCATTACGTTGTGATTCCGTAAGGTTGTTATTACTTATACCTTCCTTTAGATCGTTGATTGCATTTAAATAGATTGAAAAGAAACTTCGAAATGCTTCTACTCGAAATGATAAGAAGTCTCCGAATGGTAACGACATTATATTCCTAAACATTGGACTAATCCTAGACATGGTAGGAAAATTTTGTTTGATCCTTTCCACTACAGCGATGTCTACTTCCTGCTGTTGAGGGGCAGTTAATTCGCTGTATGATTTACCTTCAGGGTTAGATGTTAATCGTTTGGCAAAGTTTTCTCTTTTAGATAGGTAAGCAATAAGTTTTGTATAGTCATCTATAAAACCATACTGATAAGCAATACGAGAAGACTTAGTGCCTAATTTTTTTTGTGTTTCTTGAAGGTACTTAGGCAACCAAGCCCATGCAGTATTAGGATCTCCTCCAGATCCCATGTCATAATACGAGTCGTTTATGTCTCCTACTAAGGCCGCGTTTAAAGAAGCACCGAGCAAGCCTAACTCACCAACCTTCTCAAGCAACACCTCTATTTCAGGATCAGTCTCTCCAGTTTTGATTTTCTTTAATCTGTTTTTAAGATCCTTCATTACAGTAAACCCACCTCGCTGCTGGTTGTAACCAAAAATACCGTTAGCGCCAAGGAAGTACCATCCCCCCATTATATTCTTTCTCCAGGTAGGTAGGTTGTAAAGCACCCTAACCTTTCGCATTTGTAATAAAGTATTATAATAACCTTGCAGAAGGTTGCTTTTTAAATCATCACCATTTGCCTGATACATAGGTGTTTGTTTAACCATGCTCAAGAATTCATTTGAGACAGCCTTACCATCCATGGGAGATCTCTTGTCGTTTACAACTGTATAGTTATCTTGGAAAAAATCAAGGATAAAATCTTGAGCCTGTCTGATATCTTTAAATCCTTGTTGCTTCATGAGATCCTGTACGTTCATGTCAGAATCAATTAAGCCTAAGGTTATTGCAAAACCTGTTAAATTATCTGGAGTTAAAACTATTTCTGGATTATTCGATACTTGCCTCATAGGACTATACTCCATAGGACGCAATATCATAGGACCCATTCCGCTTTCACGAGATATCTCATTCAATTTATATATCATCGTAAAGTTTGCGTTCATCTGTGCTATGTTAGTAACAGAGGTCACCATTCTAACATACGCGTTATCTTCCTCGCCCATCATCTTTCTTAATGACTCAGGAAGATCTTGTCTTCTCATTAAGTTCTTACCCTTAACTCGAACCTGAGCCATATCAGGATCCCCAGTATATCCTTTTTTTATTTTGGCCCTATTGTTTGCAACATCATCGTAATATTTTAAGGTCCTATTTACATCTCGCTGTATAGATTTTTTTACCTCATTACTATTAAGATATTCGGTAATGGCAATTGCCCCTACAGTATCAAATTCACCTGTAGGATCAATCTCTATTTGATCCATAATCTCTTTTAGATTCGGGTCAGTTTCAAAATATTCCCTGATTGCTGCTATCGCCTCCTCGTCACCATCTAATATTTTTTCTCGAAGTTCAAACAATTTTTGTTGTATTAAATCTTCTTTAGCAATCTTTCGCTGTTCAGGATCTATTTTAAAATTAGGGTCTGTAAATATTCTATATGATCGAACACCATATTCACCCACGCTATCCTTAATTGTTTGCAATAAGTCCTCACTTAAGGAATCAAAAGCAGGATTGTTCAGGATTTTCTTTTGTTGATCCTCAAGTAGAAATTTAAGTAACTGAATGTCCTGTGCTATATTTTCATTATCAAGTATAATTTCTTGAAGCGCTTTAGTTTGTGCCTCACTACTCTTAGAAAAATAGTATTCGTTTGTCAAATCTAATATCCGCTTTTGATCTTCCTGGGATAATTTACTTACGGCTTTTTTTATTCGAAGAGAAGCAAGATATAAACGATTCTTAATAGGTTCAATCATAGAAGTAGCAACCTCTTGAGCCTGGACTACTTTTCTATCCGCTCCTCTTAATCTTGTACCTAGTTTTTTCTCAAACTCTTTTAAGGTAATGTTAGACTTAGATCTTATCCATTCAGTAATAGGTTCAAGTATATTTTTCTGTCTCTCGTAACTCTCCGGATCAGGTCGTCCTTCTACATTTCTGGATTCAGTAACTCTAAATGTTTCTTCTTGAGTCTCAGGATCTATGTTGACATCCACCCTTTCAGAAGTTCTTTTAAACCTATCGGACTTTAATCTTTCCGCTGTTTTTACTTTTCTTAAATCGGAACCGGTACGTATAGCCTCAGTAACACCAGTAAGATAACCTTCTATATCCTTTGCAAGTCCAGCATCTTCAAACAACTGTACTCTATTATTAGTAATCTTTCGTATGATGTTATTTAAAAATGCTCTTATTTCTTCTAAGAATGAAGGAGAAAATTCAATCTGTCTCCCTCCTATCTTAGCGGCTAACTCTACCATGAACTCTTCAGACTTGTAAGCGCCTCCGGATCTTTCCTTATATCTTTCCGCAAATTCATTCAGTTCTTTAACATCAGATCTCTTCAGTCGATTAACAATTAATTTTCTAAACTGATTAAAATCTACAGGATTAGAGTCAAAATAATCAGCAAAGACCTGGTGCATGACTTCATGATAGGCCGTCTTATATGCTATTCGATCTGATTTTTTTCTTTGAATTTTGTTACCTAATAACTGTATAATTTTATTACCAACTCCTCTAGTTCCATCTGCTTTGGTAGTACTAGTAACACCAGCAGTCCCCTCTACGTTTCCAAAACCACTGGCTTTAGCGCCTTTTTTATATCCGTCCTCTGTAAATCCAATTATAAACGTATCAGCATTAGGGTTTAAAGACTTGAATGCTTCAGATGCTAGTATCATCTTCTGTACTTCTACTCTATCTCCAGGGCTAAGGTTTTCCATCTCCCCAAATAAAACAGCCATATCACCAGGGTCAAATAAATTTAGATACCCATCGTTTTTAAATCTATTCCTAGACTCTTCTAGTGTATCAACCTCTATGTCTCTATTAGGTTGACGATCTTTTATTATATTACTAGCCGTAGAGTTTATTTTTTCTTCTGATTTTATCTTTATTTTTGCTTCAATTTCTCTACCTTTTTCTGAATAAATAGCCCTTTCTTGATCTGTAAGAACTTCATTATTTATAAACTTATCTGCAATAGAAGAGATAACTCCTTCTGAAACATTGCCTGTGTCTATAAAATCTTTATATATTTTTTCTGTTACTTCCTCGCTCTTTAGTTCTCCAGATTTTTCCTGTAATGCTTCCTCCTCCGTTGTACTTCCTGCACTAAATACAGTTGCTTGTCGGCTGGTTGCGTTCTCATTAATTAATTTAGTTAAAGCAGTACCTAGTTCGTCTAACTGATTTTCTACAGCGGCCTTTTCTGTTGGGCCAAAGTCTTTATTGTCTCTGTTGTCTCTAAGTACAGCGACATTTTCAAAAATGCTTTGAGTTAATTCTGATGCCTGAGCAAATATCTTTTCGTCTAACCCGACTAACTGTTGTTGTATTTCTAAAAGAGAAGTATACTTTTGATTAGTGAGTTGGTTAAGATCTCTTTGAAGAGCCTTCTTAATTGTTCTGGATTGATCCGGTTTCTTTAAGGTTTTTTTAATGTCTTTAATCTTAGTGTCAAGGATCCCAATGCGACCATTGTCAACGGCTAAAGACACCGCCATACTTTTATTTAGCATGTCACTATCTTGTGTACCTGCCCACTTAGAATAGTTTCTTTCACCTGGAGTAAGTGCCTGCGTAGCATAGTAATTGTAGATAGCCCCTGGCGCTCCTGTGAAGGGGCCTGCGGCAGCCTCTAACAATACTTCTCTCATGTTTATGTCTTTGCCCTGGGCTGCGGTTCCTATAGCCTCTCCTCCTGCACCTAGTGCTGAGTCAAATCCAATCTCTTTAGCCGTTGCTGTGGTCAAGGATGTTCCTTTTTTCATGGCGCTCTTAATAAACTGACCACCTCGTCCCGCTGTTATTCCATCAAGAAGACCAACAGGTATTCCTTTCTCCAAGCCTTTTTCTTTAGCCTCTTTAAGTTTAGCCTCACCCTCTGGAGTCTGCTTAAAAAGAACATCACGTAATTGATCCTCATCGGTAATATCTACCCCTGACTCTTGTAGTGCCTCAAAGAAAGATCCAGTATACTCCGTGGCCCCTGATCCTGTGCCAAAGAAACCTGCCAGCGCACCCCCTACTGTCCCAAAGAAAGGTATAACAGAACCAGCAGCGCCCCCGGTTAGTGCCGCAGGAATGGTTATTTCAGGAGCAGAGAAACTTGAGAAAAGACTTTCAGGCAGCATGGTTGCCACGTCTAAAACGAAAGAAGCAATAGGATGAGTGTCCTGGTTTAATTTTAAAACATCTGATTCTTTAGGTGCGTCCCTTTTTAGGATAGCGTTAAAATACGCTATATTTTCTAGGTCGGGATATGTTGCTGCCATCTCAGCAGCAAGTCTACCTCTTGAATTCCCTCTATTCCATAACCGCTGTAACTCGTTTGGATTTTTATCTACGATCATCCATGTACTCTTCCCCTCAGAAGGGTCATCAGATACCGTACCTAGTACATCCTCTACTATTCCATTCCTCTTAGCCAGCGAAGGATTCGCTTCAGCCTGCTCTTCAAAGTTATCGGGGAGTTGTTGGGCTGCGATCGACACTGGCAAGTTGGACAGTGAGTATGAATCGACCGAGGTTGAGACTGAATCTTCGACTCCAAAGTCTTTTTTTTTTTTGTAGAAATCCTCTACTTGTGGAATCCCTTGCTCTTGCCCACCATCTATGAGGGCTTGCTTGACCTGTTCCAGTGATACATCATTCTTGTATGCAGCCTCTAATTGTTTTAATTCTCCTTCGGTCATCTTATATGAATTTTAAACTTGAACTAATTCCATTCCGTTAAAGAACAACGGATACTCATCCATGTAGGTTGAGATTAATTCCTTAAACTCTTCCGGTGAATATTTTCCTAGATCAATTACTTTTCGGTCTACTAAATCTTGTAAGGCTTCAGTTGTCATCATGGTGACACTAACCTCTGGTTGATCCCCATAATCTAAACCTACAGCAGAGTCCAATTCTTCTACGATTTCAGAAACATTCCGTATATCGTTGTAAACTTCTTCCGTATTTGGTAACGCCTTAATCTTGTCTTGCTCTTCGTATTGTCGATCAACAAGAGTACGATCTTTGCCATCATCCTCTACCACTTCTGTCTCACTTACCTCAGTGGCTTCTACTTCTCTTCTTGGTAATGGATCTGTTGTTACTACTGTTTCTTCCTCAACCTCAGAAGCCCCCCTAAGTTCAGGACTTAAATCAGGATTTGTATTATCTGAGGGAGAACTGACGCTAGGAATATCCATTGTAAGTCCACCAAATATTTGTTCCATTGCTGATTGTGGCCCACCTATTGGATTCGTTGGTTGATAATTAGGGTCATTCACATCCATTGGCATACGAGGATCTAATGGCCTTACTTGAGTTTCTTCTGGGTCTATAGTCTTCACTACTTCCTCACTCACGCTCTCCATTACTTCACCTGGCCTTGGTTTGTTTCTAGGATCATTCGGATCTAGTGGTCGGAATGAGGCTAAGGTTGATGGATCTAGATTTGCAAACCGGTTCTGCATATCATCGTATGTGTTTATTATTCTCTGAATTTGCCCCTCGTTATTCCAACCCTGATTTTTGATTTGTTCCCAAGGAACAACCTCCGTTACTTTATAGTTTTCTTTATCAAAATTGTTTGTCTCGATCTTCTGATCATACGTTATTTTTACAATAGAATTTCCTTCTGTATCTAAACCTATACTTTCAATAGTTTTCTTAACACCTTTGTCGTCCTCGTAAGCAGGACTATTACCTTTTATGTTTGTAATGAACGCTATATTGTTTGCAAACCCCCTAGGTGCTTTAACTTTTGTATCGACAAAGTTTGTGCCTTTTTTCAGTGTTCTTGCAGGAGTAAGGGGAATAGTATTGTTCTCAGGTACTTGATAACCAAAAACACTTTCTGCATCGGCTAGCGCTTTTTGTTTTGCTTTGTTTTCTGCCGCTGTTCTTTCATCCATTTCTACTTGAGACCTGTAGGTAGCACCGAAAAGATCTCCATAGTATTCTATTAAGCCTTTTGCTTTTTCTGGATCCTTAGCATACTCTCTGATCAATCCAATATCTGACGCTGTATTAGTTAAAAGACCCTGATGAGATAATGCCGCAGCATATACCCCTTCCAGATCCTCAGTATCTAGATTCCTTGTTTGTAGAAATGTAGCCTGTGTAGATTTTAATTTATCAAGATCAATTATACCTGTGTCCTGGTCCCTAAACAGATTCTCATTTACTGTCCTTTTAAACTCACTAGATATATCCATCACATTAGCGGTGGGAACATTAAATCTTTTGTATTTATTTAATTGAGGAAGGGTAGCGAGTTGATTGTCTAATTGAGAAAGATCTGTGATGTCAGTATTTCTAAGATCATCTAGATCAGCAATCAATACATCAGGGCTATTATATTTAGAAGGGTCAGAAAGAATTCGAGCCTCGCGTTTGTTTAACTCCTGTGTATACTGAAGTCCACTAGACATTACATCTTGATACTGATTGTAAAGATCTGTCCTATATCTTCTAGCATCTACGGACATGTCCCCCTCATTAAGACTGTCCTGGATCTTGTTGAAATAACCTTGACCTAAGTCCTTAAGACCTGGGGTCAATGCTCCCCTTACCTTTTTAAAAGAGTCCATGTACTCTAGTTCCCTATTTTCTTGTGCCTCTCTTTTAGCAACAGCGTTATCGTAGATAGCACCAAAGTCTACCTGGGGCATACTCGCTGTTGATTGAAAAAATCTAGTATCAGCCATTAAATTGTTCTTTACTTAACAAGTTACGTATGAACTCGTGCAGTTCACTGTCTCCTTCGTTGGATAATTGCTTAAGCATCTCTGCTTGTTCCGGATTAAATATATATTCGCCTCCAGTCATCTCTCCAATCTTCTCTTCTCCTTGAACGATATCAATAGGGTTATCATCGTGATCAAATTCTCCTGGCGTTTCCCTTACTTCTTCTTCTAAGTCACTGGGGCTAACTTCTTTTTTAATAGTAGAGACCATGTTGAGCATAGCCTTTAGTGCATCAACCTCTTCGTCTGATGACGTGGGTTGCATACCTCCTCTGTCGTACATGAACTCTTCTTCTACAGCCTCATCAAAAGGAATCATAACGTCTTGAACGGATTGATCTGCTGCCGCTGCATATTTTGGCGAACGACTAATTAATTGGGGAAATCTTCTTTCCCCTCCTTCACGAACATAGTCATAACCTCCATCGGGATTTAAAACTATATTATCTGAGGTAAAAGTGTTTCTAGGTAGAGATGAGTCTATGAGATCCATTTCAGGAAGAGTTGTTAAGTTCTCCTTAAATGCTGCCCCTCCAATAGATAAATCCTCGAAGGCAGTTTCTTCTAACATCTGAGGAACGTAAGGTTCTTGTGTAATACTTGTAAAGTTTAGATCAGGTGGAGATCGAGGAGGGGTTATTTCACTCATCATCTGTGCGGCCCTATTCATTCCAGGCGTAGCGCCTCTTAAATCTTGAACAGTTTGAGTTCTTCCTCCGGTAATATCAAAACTACCACCTCTTAGGTCCTGAACAGTTTGAGTTCTTCCTCCGGTAATATCAAAACTACCAATTTGATTAGCATTCTTATTACTACCAATTCCAGGAACACCCTCTGCCATATTGCTAACCTCTAAAGATGAATCTGTTTGATCACCCAACAAAGAGTTGCCAGACACATCAGTATTATTATCCTTCTTTTTCTTTGATAGGCTACCCGCTACTTGTGCAAGTCCACCAAGACCTTGTGCTATACCACCATAGGTTTGAGCACGACCGGCATCAGCAGCACGTTGAAGTCTAGTTAGATTACCTCCTAGTCTTTGGTTTATTTGATTGACTTGAGACGCGTCTTGGGCAGCAGATAATTGTGCACCATAGTCTCCAAATTGTTTTAAGGCTCTATCAGTAGACATACCGGTTGCCCTTTGAAGACTAGCCGTTCTTCCTGCCAACGCCCTAGACCCACCAGATTGAGCGAGTTGCTGAGCCGCTGTTGCCTCTGCCCTAAGTGCTGAGTCTATAGAAGCCTGTGCGTCACCCTCTTGTCTCGCTACTCTTTGCCTAGCGGCTTGACTTCTAATAGGACTGGCCGCCTCTTCAGCAGCCATAGCCATTTTCTTTTTTGCGTTTCTTTCTTGAATGCCTCCAGCAATTGCGCCATAAGCCCCTGCTGCCATGTTCAAGGCTCCTCCGACCCAAAATTTCTTAACATTGTTCATAATACAAAAGTACTGATTATCACTGACCTTGCTGGTTGTGTAGGTTAGACTTAGAATAAATAAAGTTTATTGCGTAAAGTTCGTGAGGCGTTGTTATACTATTACTGAACTTTGCTTTTAAATAATAGTCCCTAATTGAATCACCTTCAATAGGAGAATTTCCTATTAATACTATCGTGTCATTTTGAATAACTCCCGATACGGTACCGTTACAAACCAGAGTAGTTCTTCCTGATACAGAAGACGCAAATAAAACAAGAGGTACTAATGCCTTTGAAGAGGTGTCTACTTTAAACAAAGCCGTACTATTTCCTAGTGGAAAGGACATATTGTTTATAGCGTTTTTAAATGTTATTACATTCGTACTCGTTGAGTCTACAACCCCTAGGGAAAAGACCTCTGATGTTCCATTTACTTTAGTGATGTCCGCTGTTGCTGTGTAAGATACCGTGTTATTAGAGTCTTGATGGATTGGTGCGTAATAAAAACCTTCTTTCTCTTGCCATATAGAATTAGCCAGAGCACTTGTTTGATCCGTGTTGGTTATCTCCGCAGTCCAATCTTTATTATTTCCCTCTAAACTTACCGCCTCATATACTTTGACCATAGATGGGTTATAGTTAGATACTACCTCTACAATAGATGGGGA